CAGAAGGGCGAAACCCGGTTCCGCTGGCGCGTGCTCATCGACCGAACCCGCGGCCTGGACTGGAGCCTCCGGCGCTGGCGGTCTGGCCGCAACAGCATCCCGCACCCGGACGGCCTCATCGAGAAGCTGCCGAAGCAGGGCGACCGGGTCGTCTTCACGTCGAACCTGCGCCAGGGCCGCTGGCAGCCCGTCCGCATCGCCCGCGAGGCGTACATCGACCACCTCACCCGCTTCCGCTGGCGGAACACCTACTCGGACAACCCGGACAAGGTGCTCATCGGCAAGCAGAAGTGGGTCGTCGAGCACATCGGCCTCGACCCTCACTTCGGCCACGCCAACCTCTACGCGGACGTGGCCCTCTCTCGGCTTGCCAAGGCGCGCAGGAGCTAACCATGGACGAGATCTGGAAGCCCATCCCCGACTACGAGGGCCTGTACGAGGTCAGCGACCAGGGCCGCGTGCGCTCAAGAACACGGACTCTCAGGCCGGGCCGGGTCGGCGGATACGCCCACCTGGTGCTCTCGAAGCGTGGCAAGCGGCGCGGGTTCCTCGTCCACCGGCTGGTCCTGCTGGCTCACGTTGGGCGCTGCCCGGACGGGCACGAGAGCTCGCACCTCAACGGCGACCGCTGCGACAACAGGCTGGCCAACTTGGCCTGGGAGACCGCGTCCGCCAACAACGCCCGCAAGCACGACCACGGGACCATGCCGCGCCCGCGTGGCGAGCTCGCTGGCAACGCGAAACTCACCTGGTCCGACGTTCGGGCCATCCGTTCGCGCTTCCCCGCGGAGACCAAGGCCGAGCTGGCCAGGGCTTTTGGCGTGGACCCGACCAACATCGCCCACATAGTCAACCGAAGGCGCTGGTGGCCTGACCCCGCTACGATGGAGCCCGCATGCTGACTGACGGATCAATGGCCCTGCTGCAGAGCTTCGCGGGCATCGAGACCCCCGAGTACGCCACCCGTGTGGTGCGCGGCAAGCTCCGCATCCGCAAGGTCTCGGACCCCCTGGACCAGGTGGACGAGATCGTCGCCAAGCTCTTCGACAACAGCGACGACCCCAACGACGCGAAGGTGAATCGCCGGTTGCGGACGCGCCGAACCGACAAGCTGGGATACGACCGGGAGAGCGGCCACCTCTTGTTCAATGGCCGGAGGTGCTGCTTCGATATGACCATGCAACTCGATGCCAAGCTGGGCACGCTCCGGTTCCCTCACCGCCAGGTTTGCGCTGGGTGCGGCACCGAGTACGAGGTCTTTTCCACGTTCGCTAAGGAAGGTCGCTGATGGGCAAGACTTCAACCGCCAGCGCCCTGGACCTGCTTGGTCGCTACGGGATCAAGTCGGACGAGAACGGCGACTGGAAGCTGCCGAAGGACGCGGTGGCCCGCGTCCGACGTGACCAGCTCGCCCGCGTGACGATGTCGAGCTTCCCCTCCACGCCCCGCTACTTCGCCCGCGAGGGCGGGGGTATGGCCGTCAGGAAGGGCCAGAACCTCGGCAGCATCCTGAGCTTCACGACTCTGCGCACGGTGCGCGAGAAGAGCCCCATGTTCCAGGCCATCCATAGCGCCCGGCACCACCAGGTACGGCGCATGGCCGTGGAGTGGAGCGGCAGGCCCACCGACATCGGCGTGGAGATCGTCCACCGCCACGCGAACCGGCCCGGGTTCGTCGAGCCCGAGGGCTTCGACAAGTGGCGCTACCGCTTCGCGGAGGTGCTGCACACGCCCAGCAAGCGCTACGGCTTCAAGACCCTGGCCGCGGCCATGACTGCGCTCGAGGAAGACCTCCTCACCATCAACCGGCCCGCGGTCGAGGTCCTACGCAGCGGCCTGGACCCGGAGCGCGTGGTCGGCTGGCGGCCCATCGACGGGGCCTTGATCTGGAACACGCTGGCGTTCGCTGAGCATTGGTACGCCGAGAACCCGGTCGCCTGGGGGAGCTCCAACCTGGACCCCAGCACCATCACCCTCGAGGACCGGCTGGAGCTGCTGTCCATGACCCTGGACTGGGATTTCACCGGAGCCGACTACTGCCTGGTCCGGGACGGCATGGTGGAGGCCATCTACCGGCCTGGTGACCTGATCGTGGCTCCCATCCCCAACCGGACCAGCGTCAACCTGCTTGGCTACTACCCGTCCAACGTGGAACAGAGCCTGGAGATCGGGCTCACTTTCCTCAACGCTTTCAACTACAACGGCACCTACTTCACCAAGGGGATGCTGTCCGAGTTCGTCCTGGGCATCAGCGGCGACATCCACGACGACGACATCGACGCGTTTGTGGACCAGCTCCGGGAAGCGAGCCAGGGCGTGCGTCGCGCCTGGCAGCCGCCCATCCTGCCCATGCCCATCGACGGCGTGCTGCAGAAGATCGACATCAAGCCGAGCAACAAAGACATGATGTTCGAAGTGTTCCTGTCCCTGCTGATCAGCCTGGGCACGGCCATCTACCGGATGGACACCAACAGCCTGAACGCGAAGCCCTGGGACGGTGGGGGCGGGGCCAGCTTGTCCGCGCCCAACCGGGAGAAGGAGATCAGCCTCGCCCAGGAAGAGGGCCTGCACAGCGACCTGCAGTGGATCGGCACCAACATCCTGGACGAGCTCGCGGAGCGCTGCCACCCCGACCTGCGTGTCCGCTGGCGCACCGGCGACGTGGACGAGGAGCGCGAGGCCCGGATCTACGAGGTCCGCACCCGCACCGACATGACCTTCAACGAGGTCCGCCTGGCACGCGGCGAGAAGTCGCGCGGCTTCTACCTGGAGCCCGACGCCTACGACAAGGCCAGCGACGAGGACCAGCTCAAGCACGACGAGAACCCCTGGAACCTGCTGGGCAACCCCCAGTTCGCCCAAGCCATCCAACAGGCCAAGATGCGCGACATGATGGACCAGGGAGGCAGCGACGCTGACGGCTTCGGCGATCCGCAGGGTGGGCCGGGCGGGGGCTCTCCCTTCGGCCAGCCGCCCCCTGGACTCTTCGGCGGCCCAGAGGCCGGCGAGGACGACCAGGAGCCCCCCCAGGGCCCACCTGGGCCCCCAGGACCGCAGCAGCCGATGCAGAAGGCGTCAGCACTCACAATCCGCGACGTGGTCGCACACCGACGCCGTCGCCGGCCCCTGACCATCACCGTCGAGCAGTAGACTGCCGCCGAGGAGACCTCTATGTCGAGCCCACGCAACGCGAACGCCCAAGAGAACAGCGGGCCGCGCACCGGCCGCTTCGGCGGCTTCAAGGGCGACTGGAATCGCCTGCACAAGAACATCCAAGCCGCGCAGAGCACCATTGTCGGCGACGGCGACCGGGACCGGTACGGCGTGCCCGCCGGCAAGCGTTGGAGCGAGCTCCGTTGGGCCGTGCTCAAGCCCAGCTGGGTGACCAGCTACGACGTGGTGTTCTACGAGTACGTGGAGAGCCCGGAGGCCGCCATCACGGGGCGCTGGGTCCTGGTCCAGGAGCTCACGGGACAGACCGATGACCTACTCTTCGATCAGTACGGTGGCGGATTCGTCTCCTGCATGATCACCGGGATCGCCGGGACTCCGTCTGGCAGCGAGCACATGCACGTCCTGTGGCGCGGCATGAACAAGCAGGTGTGAGGTGGCCTACCGTCAGTCCCAGATGCACCGCGGCCAGCTGAATCGAGTCCTGCTCGACGAAGTGGAGGTGGACTACACGCGCCTGCGCCTGGCGGACGCCGTGGACAGCGACGACTCGCTCAGCGTGCTCAGCGCCGTCACCGACGACGACAACGGCCTGACGGTCGAGCTCGCCGGCAGCGTGGACAGCTACACCGCGGACCCCCTCAACGGGGCTTGGTGGACCTGGAAGCTGACGGACATCCTGGGCCGAGAGTTCGACGACTTCGCGGACGACGCCTGGCAGGCCATGGTCCAGCTGGCCTTCAGCATCCTGCCCGACGTGGCCGACGACACCTACGCCATCCTGGGCGTCTGCAACGCCTCGGACCTGCGCAGCGGCAGCGCGCAAGGCTGGGGCATCGTGGTCCATGCGTCCGGGGCAACCATCGAGGTGCAGGGCATCCGGTTCACCGCTTCCACCGCGTCCATCGGGGGCGGTCCAGGCACATGGGCGGCGACCAACACCCGGTTTCACTGCAGCGTCCAGCGTGGCGCGGGCAACACCGAGGGCGTGGCCTGCGTGAGCCTGGACGACGACGGCGGCAACGACCAGCTGGCCGTCAAGCGCGGTGGATCCGCCGGTGCCCAAGCTGGCGACGGCCTGCACGGCTTCCTGGTGGTGGGGCGCAGCGACGCCGCCAACACCAACGCGATCACCGTTCGCTTCCGCCCCTGGAGCAGCATCATGCCGAACCCCACTGGGGGCTTCCTGCCCACGGAGTCCTGATGGCCTACCGCAACGCTCGAGGGGGCCGAGGTCTCCCCGCCCCCGACGACGACGCGGCCGACCTGGCGGCACGACTGGCCACCCGCGACGGCACGGCATGGAACGTCCTGATGATCAGCGTGGACGAGCTGGCGTTCGACGCGATGGGTTGGATGGGCCACCCGGTCGTGCGCACCCCCAACATCGACCAACTCGCGGCCGACAGCGTGCGGATGCTGCGGTCCTACGCCACGCACCCTCTGTGTGCCCCAGCGCGTCACAGCTGGGTCACCGGCTTGTGGGCCCCTGAGACGGGCATGAACACCAACGGCCGCGTCTGGAACGACGCACACCCCAACCTGGTGGACGTGTTCAGCGCCGCTGGGTTCACCACCCAGAACTACGGCAAGCTCCACACATCGACGAGTACCGAGGACGCTGCAGCGGCCTTGCTTGGCTACGACCAGGCCATCACAGAGAAGAACGTCACCGAGCTGCCGACCTACCAGACCACCAAGAAACAGGCATACGACGCCCTGCACAACCCCAGCCCGCCCGTGCCGAGCTGGGACGCCGACGACGAGGCCGCGAAGGACCGGATCGCTGCGCTGACCAGCAAGACGATGTTCGCCACCCAGCGCTTCAACCCGTTCAAGTGCGCCGACCGGGTGCTCCTCGAGTACGGCCTGGACTGGCTGGACGCCAACGGCACCGCGGGCCAGTTCTTCCTGCACATCGGGTTCCGGTTCCCCCACTACCCGTGGGACTGCACCGCCACCTTCAACGACGGCGCGGGCGAGGACTTCTACTTCGGCTACGGGCCCGACGACGTGCCCGACGACTACTACATCGACCCATCGCCCACCGAGAACAACTGGGACAAGGCCGCGTCGGCCTGGGGTGGGACCGGGGCCACCGACGCAGATCAGCGGCGCATGACCGCGCGCTACTGGTCCGCCATCACCCAGGTGGACGACTACATCGGCCAGCTGCTGGCGAAGCTCGAGGCCCTGGGCCTCACCGACGAGACCCTGGTGGTCCTGGTGAGCGACCACGGCGAGATGGGCGGCCACCGGCAGCTGTGGCTGAAGAGCAACTTCTACGAGCAGTCTGCCCGGACGGTCTGCCTGTTCAAGATGCCCGGCGTGCTGCGGGCGCACGACAACCTCAGCCTGTTCAGCGGGGCCGACCTGCTGCTCACGGCCGCGGGCCTGGTGGGGATCCCTGAGTCCGACAACGCCCTGGGTGACGTGCGAGCCGCAAGCGGGAGCGACTGGAGCGACAGCCTGATCCGCTCCGAAGCGTGCCCCCGCGACCACCTGGTGGCCTACAGCTACGTGACCGCGGCCATCGAGCCCAGCGCGTTCATGGCCACCGACGGACGCTTCAAGCTCACCGAGTACGCCAACACCACGCTGGTCAACTGGGACACGTCGCACCAAGGCCAGGCCCGCTGGGAGCTGTACGACCTGGAGATGGACCCGGACGAGCTGACCAACCTGAACGGGACCGCCGGGTACACGGCCAAGGTGGCAGAGCTGAGCGCCGCCATCGCGGATCACAGCGCCTACCTGCGCACGCCGCTCTACGACACGACGCCCCCGTGAGGGTCACCACCAACCTCGACGACCTGAGCGGCCCCCAGGCTGCCCACGTCCTGGCGCAGCTGGCCTACCAGCTCGACGTGCTGCCCGACCTGGAGAAGGCGAGCAGGTGGAAGGTCAGGCCCATGGATCCCGCGCACCCGGAGCTGACCACGCTGCTGCGCCTGGCCGAGGCCGACTGGACGCGCTGGGGCCAGCAGCTCATCGACGAGGTGGCTGCGACCGCCGGCAACGGCTGGGCCTTGGACGACCCGCTCGCGGCTGAGCGCCTGGCTGAGGTCTTTCGCCAGCACAAGGTGCGCATCCTGGTGCGCTGGAGCGGCAACGCGGACCTTGTCCCCAAGGTGCCGCTGGCTGGCCGCTGGGGCACGTCGCTCAACGCCAGCTACATCGAAGTGGCGTGGCGGCTGGGGCGCGCGTGGCAGCCATGGGTAGGCCCGGCCAACGCCCCGAAGCCGGCCCCTCGAGCCGGCACATTTGCCGACCTTGTCACGCAGGCCATGGAGCTCCGGCTCTCCGAGCCTGAGAAGCAGGCCCTGGCCTACGCCAAGACCCGCGCCGGCATCTACATGCGCCGCCCCCTGATGCTGCAGCAGCAGGCCGCCCACCGAGGGCTGATGCAGCCAGAGCTTCAGGCCATGCAGCGCGCGATCAGCGAGGGCGTGCTCAAGCGCCTGCCGCGTCAGGCCAGGAAGGACGCCATTCGCCGCGAGCTCGTGGGGCACCCGTCCCTGACCAACGAGCTGGACCGGGTCCAGCGCACCGAAATGGCGTTCGCGCACAACGACGGGGCCGCGGTCGCGCTGCAGGCCAAAGCCAAGAGCGTCGGCATCAAAGACCCCCTGGTCTGGAAGCTCGTGCGCGGCGACGCCTGCGACGACTGCAAGCGGATCTGGGGTGTCGGAGCCAAGCCGCGGAAGTACCGCATGAGCGAGGTGCGGGCCAACGACGCGGCGGGCGGCAACTTCGGGCGGCCTCGCAAGGCGTGGGTGGCCGTCTCCGGGCCAATACATCCCAATTGTACGGAAGGCCCCCTGCAGCTGTTCCACCCTGTGATCTTCCGCGCCCTGATGGCGACGGTTCCAGAGGCTTTCGAAGCAGGGTAGTTAGACTCCCCCCACGTCCCCCAGGGAGACCCCCATGAGCTCCGGTATCGGAAAGACCCAGAACGCCGCCCTGCGCATCGTCCTCGAGCTGATGAATGACGAGGGTTCACAGGCCAGCCAGACCCTGGACGAGTGCTTCACCCTGTCCGGGTACACGGTCACCCGTCGCCAGGTGGTGTCGCTGGCTCCCGCGGCTATCGACGAGGCCGTCACGTTCACTGACGCCATCGCGCTGATCCTGGTGACGAAGGACTACGACTTCGACCTGCGCATGGCCGCGGGCGAGACCCTGCTGGAGAACCTGCGGTTTTTCACGTTGTGGGCCTACGACACTGACGAAGGCGTCCACCAGACCAGCGTCCTGCTCACCGGAAACACCACAAACACAGCCCTCGTCGAGGTCTGGACCATCGAGAAGCCCTGATGGCCTACGACTCCGTCCGACGCAACCGGCGCGTAGAACTGGGCCGAGATGACAATGATCTGTCATCGGACGTGTGGGGTGTCGCGAAGACCACCAAGTCGTTTTCGCTGTTCCGCTCGTTGTTCACCTACGGGATCCCAGGTGAGGAGTGGCGGTATAGCGCCGGCACGAACAGCAGCATCTACGCGAACGATGGCCAGCTGGTGCTCGACTCCGGGACGGCGACTGACGGCGGCTCTCCGTCGAATCTGCTCTCACGCACCCATTCCCGCTATCAGTCGAACCGCGGCCACCTGTTCTCGACGGCGAGCCAGAACCTGGACACGGGCGCGGGCGTGGTCTTTCGCTGGGGGCTTTTCACCGACGACGAACAGGTCTTTTTCGAGTGGAATGGAGACGACAACAAGCTGTACGCCGTGCTCAAGACCACCAGGGGTGTCATCGCACCAGACCCGGAGGACCACAGCGACGGGGGCGGCACCCTGACCGAGATTCACCGCGCTGAGGTGGTGATTCCACCGGACGTGGACATCACGGTCAACACGCTCTGGGACCTCCGCTTCCAATGGCGCGGAGCTGGGGACTTTGAGTTCATGGTCAATCAGCGTGTCCTGCACCGGATCAGTCGGTTGCAGATCGAAAACACGCTGAGCCTCACCAACCCCGGTGTCCCTGCTGCGTTCCAGGTCGAGAACACCGGGGCGGGCTCCTCGCTCACCATGAAGTTCGGGTGTGTGGATGTCTCCTCCGAGGGTGGGAACGAGCGGAAGTACACCCCGCGGGCCACCGGCCTGGACGAGTCACGCGCAATCAACGGCACCAACATCCCCATCGTCGCGTTCCAGATCGCCCCGTTCCTCGGTGGGCGGCACAACACCCGGGACTGCCTTGCCCTTGCGGCGTTCGGTGGTGGTGATCAGCGCGCGGTCGTGAAGGTCTGGAGGAACCCCACTGTAGTGGGTGGCAGCTGGGCCCCCTGGGACACCGAGGCCGGCAAGTCTGGCGTCCGGGTGAATACGACCGCGACCTCCATCACTGGTGGTGAGCTCATCGCGGTGAAGCAAGCCGTGTCCAACGAGAGCGCGGAGTTCAGCCTCAAGCAGCTCGGCCTGGAGTTCGGCCCCGCTCCCGGTGCGGTCCTGGTCGAGGGCGACCCATCCACGGGCGACACGTTCGTCGTCACCGTTCAGCGCGACAATAGCGCGGCCATCAATGTCCTCGCCGGCCTTACGATAGGCGAAGAGGTCTGAGGCAGAATAGGCCCGCACACACCCTGGAGAACCCCATGCCTCTCACTGCTGCACTCAGCGACAAGCTCAAGAACATCCTCAACGGTGCGGGGGGCAAGCCATCCCCTATGGCTGGCATCGCCCCCGATATCCAGCTGGGCGACCGCCTCAACGAGCTGGCCAAGCTGGCCAACATCACGACCGGTGAGGGCGCGTCCCTCATTGGCGTCGAGGACGCCGCGAGCCTCCTGGCGGCTGCCAACGTCGAGGACGCCCTGGCCGAGCTCGCCAAGTACGTCCCCATCGAACTGGCTGACCCGGGCGACGGTGTCGCCATCCCGGTCACGCGCTCGGCGACCATCGGCTTTGTCACCGCAGCCGCGGAGACAAACACCCTGGCCATCCCGACCTTCATCGGTCAGCGCCTGCGCTTGTACGTTGACACCTACGCCGTGGGCGACCGGGTGGTCACCGTGGCCGCCCCTGTCAACGTGGCCAACAACAACACGCTGACGTTCGGTGCCGTGTCCGAGTACATCGAACTGGTGGCCGTCAAGGTCGGGGGCGCGCTGGTCTGGCAGGTGCTCGCCAACGACGGAGTCGGTCTCACCACCGTCTGATCGAGGTTCAGCATGGCCCAAGCTCCCCAGGGCTCGCCCCACGGGGGGCTGGCCAAGGCCGACCAGGTCCGACTCTTCGTCAAGCCGCACACGCGTCGGACGGCGAAGGGCGTCACCATGGTGCGCGGCCACAGCCGCATCAGCTACCGCCTGGACGAGGGCGGGAGGCTCTACTACGCATCCGGGGCCAACCACCCCGGCGAGATCATGGGCTACTGGTACGCCGGCCAGCCCATGGGCGTCAGCGCGTTGGAGCTCGGCCCGCGCGCCATCGACCTGCTCGTGAAGCTGCCCGTGGTTCCGCTATTCGTTGACTCCGGCGCGTTCAGCGAGCTCGACCGGACGACCGGCGCGTTCACCCCGATGTCTGATGCGACGTGGGAGCGGGTCCTATCGGTCTACGACCGCCTGGCAGAGCGTGAGGCCCCGACGGCGCTGGTGGCCCCTGACGCCGTCGGCAACCAAGAGCTGACGCTGGCGCGGATGCGCGAGTACGCCCCACGCGTCCAGGCGCTGGCCGACAAGGGCGTCGAGGTCCTGGTCCCCCTGCAAGCCGGTGAGCTCGACCTGGGCCGCTTCTGGGTCGAGTGCCAAGCGGCCCTGGGCCTGTCCGACGAGGACCTGGTGCCCGCCATCCCCTCCAACAAGAAGGCCGCCCCGCCCCGTCAGGTCCAGGCGTTCATCCAGGAGCACCAGCCCCCACGGGTCCACCTGCTGGGCCTGGGTCCGAAGACCCGCACCAAGGCCGGGCGCGCTCTCCTCGAGGCGATCCCAGCGATCAGCCCGGACACGCAGATCAGCCTGGACAGCAACTTCCTGCAGGCCAAGCTGGGCCGCACGAACGGACCTGGTGGTGGCCCCCGGCTTGGCACGCAGATGGCCGACGCCGCGACGTGGCTGACGGCCGACCTGGCCCCCGAAGACCCCAAACAGGCGACGGCCAACAGGAAGATGATGCAGACCGCACTGACCCGCGCCCTGTCCAAGGGGGCCCGGCTCGTGTTCCGCCTGACCAAGGGGGCCCAGCTCGCCCTGGACTTCAGTCGCGTCCGCGCCCACGCGCGGCGGACAGCGAAGGGGCTGGCCCAGGTCAAGCAGCATGAGCGCCAGGTGAGCCGAAGCCACAACGCCCACGTCGGTCAGCGCACCATGGGCGTCAGCGAAGCGGTCGTGCGCGAGCTTGTGGACAAGGCGCTGGCGTGGGACCGCATCGAGCACCGCCTCAACGGCACCGTGAAGCTGCCCCACTACGCCAGCGTGGACCTGGGCGAGCACACCGTCGCCAACATCAACGGCGAACCCCGCCTGTTCAACCTCTACCTGTCCACTGCGCGACGGAAGAAGACGCAGTCGGGGCGGCCCATCGGCTTCCGTGCGATCTGGCGCACCCACGGCATGGCCAACGACGACGGCACCATGAACGTGTGGGGCTACGACCTCATCCTTCAGACCCCGCCCGGTGTCCACAAGGCCGAGGCCGTCGCCCAGAGCTTGCGGTCCACCATCGCCCACGAACTGACCCACGCGATGGAGCGCCCACCACGGGTCAGTACGAACGCCCAGATGAACGCCGTGAACAACCAGCTGTTCGGCGAGGACGCGACCATCCGGCACTACGTGCGCGCTCGGCTCGACGCCGGAGACGCCGACGGAGCCCGCCAGGTCCTGGAGGCCGCCAAGGCCGCTGGCCCGGAGCTACAGGACCAGCGCGTGGCCGCCCACCGCAAGAGCCGCGAACTGTACTTCAACAGCCCCGCCGAGGTGCGGGCATACAAACACCAGCTCTACCGCGAGCTCAACGACACCAAGAGCGCCGCCCTGGCGCGCGAACTACGCGACCAAGGGGTCAACCCCTCCGAGATCGTGGCCCAGCTGCTGGCCAGCACCGGCGAGTGGAGCATGGTCGCCCCCTACCTGACGCCAGCCAACCGCAGGGCCTGGCTCGAGACGGCCGGCACCCTTGTTGCCCGCCACCTGGCCGACGAGAGCACCCCCATGGAGAAGGCCGTGCGCTTCATTTTTCGCCTGACAAAGGCCGCCCAGCTCAGCCTCTTCGGCGGACAGTCCACCGTGAAGGCTCACGCCCGCAAGACGCCCAAGGGCATCACCCAGGTGAAGGAGCACCAGCGCAAGGGCACCGTGGGCGGGGGCCAGCGGTCCCAGCGCCTGCACGCGAAGATGATGCGTTCGATCGACGAGGGATCCGAGGCCGCCAAGCCCAAGATCGAGGCCGCGGCGCGTGAGGCACGCAGGGCCAAGGCCGCCGCAGCGCGCAAGCAGAAGCAGGACGCCGAGGACGCCGCGCTCCTGGGGCACGAGTACGCAAAGGACATCGGCCTCGACCTGGCAACGACCGCCCACAACGGCACGTCCCACGTCCCCGAGACCCGGGGCAGGCAGGTGATCCGCGAGTACGTCGAGCACCTGCAGGGCGTCGAGGAGCACATCGGCGCGATGGCGCAGACCGACGCGGAGCGGGCGGCCTTCGAAGAGGCGTTCGCCACGTACAGGGCCGGCTACGCCAGCCGCACACGCGCGTGGCTGACCTCGCGCGCCGGCATGGTCAGCAGCATGGTGGCGGGGCCCGCGAACTTCCCCGTGGCCCGGATGCGCAAGCGCAGCAACGCCGCGGACAACAAGGTCCGCGACCTGCTGGAGTACGCCAAGAAGGGGCGGCGCACCCTGGTGCAGGCCATCGAAGCCCAGCGCGTATCAGACGCGGGTGGGCCCGCAGCCGCCGAGCGCCTGAAGCTCGAGGCCGCGACCCGCCAGCTTGCGACCATGAAGGCCGCCAACCGGGTCGTTCGGTCGAAGAAGAACCCGACCGCGGAAAAGAAGCTGGCAGCGCTCGTTGAGCTCGGCATCGACGCGGACACCGCTGCGTCACTGCTCAAACCAGACTTCGCTGGCCGGTACGGCTTCCCCAGCTACGCGCTGACGAACCATCGCGCTGGCATGAAGCGGATGGAGGCGCGCATCCGCACGCTCGAGGCGAAGGAGTCCACCGCGCACCAAGAGCACACGTTCAAGGGCGGGCGCATCGAGTACGCCGTGGACGCCGACCGGATCCGTCTGCACTTCGACGACAAGCCCCCCGAGGAGATGCGCCGCGCGCTCAAGGGGCGGGGCTTCCGTTGGGCACCGTCGATCGGAGTCTGGCAGCGCAAGCTCACCGACAACGCCATCGCGGCCACCGCGATGCTGCTGGACGTGGATCTGCCCTACATGGAGAAGGGCCTACTGGCCGAGCTGCTGAAGGCCGAGCAGCTTGGTTTCTTCGGTGGCCAGACCACCGTGAAGGCCCACCCCAGGAAGACCCGCCAGGGGCTCACCCAGGTCAAGATGCACGTCAGGGCCCCCCGCCATGCGTACCAGGGCGACAAGCTCAAGGCCGGCGAGCGGGTGCTCACCCGAACCGGGCGCGTCACTCGGCCGGTGCCGAAGTCGTCGTCTGGCTCCAGCAACCGCCAGTGGATGAACGCGCTCAAGCGGATGGACAGCTGGCTACTGTCTGAGGGCATTGCCGAGGCCGAAGCCAACGGCGACGACCACCTGGTCCTGGCCTGGTCTGGCGAACACCCGAAGCAGCGGCTCCCACCCGCCACCCGTTGGAGCCTCAACGACTACCTGTTCCCGAAGACCGCGCACGGGCACACCGCTTCCGGCAAGCAGCGCCGGGTGCCCGGTCAGATGAGCCTGGCACCGAGGGGCAAAGACCACGTCACCCTCCCCCGCATCAGGGGCGAGAATGTCCAGCACGAGACCTTCCAGCGTGGCGAGCGCGTCGATGTTTGGCTGAGCCGAGACCGCCACACCAGCGGCGTGATCCGCGGCCTACGCATGGCCGAGCAGGGCACAGGGGCAGAGATCAACGTCGATGGAATCTGGCACTTCGCTGGCCGCATCTACAAGCACGGTCACCTCGAGCACAGCCTCCACAAAGGCGACCAGATGTCCCTCTTCGGCACCGTGAAGGCTCACGCCCGCAAGACGCCCAAGGGCATCACCCAGGTGAAGCAGCACCAGCGGAAGAGTGCCCGTTTCTACGGCGAGCTGCCTGATGTCAGCCTGAAGCGTGGTGACTGGGTCGAGGCGCGCGGGGGCACCCGCTGGGCCAAGACCGGGCGGATCTCCCACCTGACCTACGCCAGCAACACCTACGAGCCCCGCGCCCTGGTCTACTTCCCATCGGACGACGGCGAAGGCAGCTACGAGCAGTTCCACAACCTCGACGACCTCGAGGCCACCGACGAGCCCCGGCACGAGCCGGCCCCCAACCCAGACCAGGCCAAGGCTGAAGAGCAGCGAAGGCGGATCGACCACAACACGCCTGGCCGCATCAACACGCGGATCCAGCGACGGCCCCTGGGCCCGGCCGCTTGGTCTAGCCGGTATGCGATCAAGGGGGGTGAGGTGGTCGTGAAGCACTACCCGCCCGACCGTTCCAACCCGTTCGCCTCCGATCACGGCACGTTCTACGCCTTCGACGGCGACAAGGCCGTGGGTTGGCTGAACGCCAACGACGGCAAGAACGGCAAGATCGCCTTCGACATCGAAGTGGACGTGGACCATCGCCGGATCGGGGTCGCGTCCGCGCTCCTGGAGTCGGTGGTGGACCGTACCGGCATGTCGCCGATCCCGTCGTCGCACGACCAGGACAAGCCCGCGACCGCCGATGCAGAGGCGTTGTGGGCCGCGGTGCAGGCCAAGCAGGACGCCGACCGGGCGGCCGAGGACGACTACTACGAGCAGGCCGCGTCCTGGCATGAGCCGGCCCCCAACCCCGACCCGGCCGGCGGCGCGGAGCTCGACCGGAGCCTGGGTCACGTCTACGGTTCCTCCGGGCTCCACGGGCTCCACAAAGGCGACCAGCGCCAGCTGACCCCGGGGCCGAAGGGCCCCCAGCGTCCAAAGGTGGACCCGATCCATCCCGCCGGCCCAGGCCGGTACGTCTCCTACCAGTGCCCGAAGACGGGCACCGCGCGCCGCGGCCAGGTCTACAAGGTGGGGGCCAAGGGCTGCACCGTCATCGACGACGAGACGGGGGCCGTGGTCAAGGTCCACCATGGGCACTACAACGCCGAGGCGAGCACGCCCGACGACACCGACGGATAGGATCACGCCATGCCACGCTTCCTGATGTCCTTTGATCCGCGCGCCGCCCGTCACGACGGCTACGGCTCCATCATCATCGACCTGGCCAAGACTGAGCAGCTGGGCCTGTTCGGTGGCCCCAGCCAGGTGAAGGCCCACGCCCGCAAGACCAAGGCCGGCTTCACCCAGGTGAAGCAGCACGACCGCAAGCGCAAGGCCGGCAAGGCGAAGCCGAAGATGCCCAAGGGCTTCGACTACCCGCCCAACCTCGCTACCCAGCGTGGCATCACGCTGGCTCCGGGAACCCCCGTGTGGGATCCACAGTTCGGCGCTGGCACCATCACGCAACAGACGGGAAAGCGATACTTCGACGCGAAGTTCGGCCGCCGGAAGACCACCATCAAGGCGGGCGAGTTCGCCTACGAGCAGAAGAAGGAGCGCGGAGCGCAGGACATGGCCCTGCTGGCCAAGCGCGAGACCGAGGCGAAGGAGCTCCTGGCCAAAGACTTCGACCCCCTGCACCTTGGGCGCGCGCGCGACACCACGCGGAGCACGCTCCAGGCCCTGTCGGCCGCCATCCGAGCCGTGGACTACTACGCATCCGGGTCGGCGGGCCGCCTCGTCTCAGCCAACAGCCTCAACCGCAAGCTGGACAACCGGCTGACCGAGATCGAGACAGCGATCAGTTTGGGCAACCCCAAGGGCTGGCACACCTTCCTGAAGACGGAGAAGACGCAGGGCGACTACCTGACCCACCCCGGCTTGGCCAAGAGGTTCCGGGCGTCCATCGTGGCCAAGGGCAACGCCCGGTCTGAGGCCATCAGCAACCTCGACCACGCGACCCGCGACCTCGGACTGAACGGCGTGGAGCTGGAGCACACCGGCCAGCGCCAGTGGGTCTGGACCAAGGGCAAGGCCAAGGCCGTCGCGTCCTACCGGGAGGACAACGGGCGCTGGGATCTCGACCTGCCCAGCGCCACGAAGGAGAGCCTGACCGAGGGGGGCGTCGCCAGCGCCCTGATGGACTGGGGCGGACCCGGGAAGCTGGGCTGGACACCCTCGCAGCTCACCAAGCACCTGCAGGAGCACGGCAGCGTCACCGCGCGCGAGTTGCGGTTCGCATTCGGGGGCCAGCCCCATGAGCACACTCGCGTGCTCCACCGGATGTTGGACGATGGGCAGCTCGAGGCCCACGGCAAGCATGAGGGCGTCCTGCGCTACTCCCTGCCCGGTGGGCAGAAGCCGAAGGCGAAGGCATCCAGGGGCCCGAAGCGCAAAGGGAACCTGGCCGACGCCCTCGACAACGAGGCCATGGACAAAGCCGGCTACACCTGGGACCAGCTCGACGCTCACCTGCAGGAGCATGGAGCCGTCAGCGTGTCCGACATGGTCACCGGGTTCGGCAAGAGCAGCGCCATCCAACGGGCCGCACTCAAGCGCCTCACCGATCGGGGCTTCCTGCAGGCCAACAAGCAGGGGCGCACCCTGCGCTACAGCCTGGCTGGCGCAGACTCACGCCGCACCGACGGGCTGCGCGAGACCCCCACCGGCACCCGCGTGGACGACGGCGACGTGGTCCGCACGGCCGGCGACCGCCAGCGGATGGAGGCCGAAGGCTTCGCCAACCGCATGGTGGGCGACTTCAGGCGAGGCCGCACCGACAAGGGCACCGCACGCGCCGCCATCAAGACCTACCAGGACATGGGCGGCGACCCGGAGACCGTGAAGCACCTGATGTCCGGACTCAAGAAGGGCAGCAGCCTGCGCTTCACTGTCAACCCCGAGTGCTTCCCGGTGGTCAACCCGACCTTGGACCTGGCCAAGGGCAGCACGCGAGCCAGCATGGCGCTGGCGATGTCCAGCACCGACTTCGACACCACGTTCCCTGTGGACGGCGTGTCCGTCCGGTTCAGGTCGAAGCCCGGCCAGATCCCGTGGGTGACCGTGGACGCCCTCACCCCCCTGCCCTACCACGTCCTGGTCGGCAGCCTGCGCAAGGCCCAGGCCATCGCCCCCGACATCATCAAAGCGCTGCGAGCCGGCCGCCCCTGGGAGCGTGGCATGTTCCGCGCTGAGGGCAAGCTGCCAGAGAGCGAGCTCGAAACCAGCTGGGAGTAGCCGTGCCGACTGGCTACCGCGTCATGGGTCCGCCGAGGCCCAACCGGGCCGAACACCCCTACCAGGCCCAGGCCCAGTGGGGGACCGTCCGCGTGCTCATCGAGAACGTGAAGGGCTCCCTGCGCCGGGGCACCAGCCCTGACGGGCGTGAGTGGGCTACCGAGATGCCTGCGCACTACGGCGAGGTGCCCGACACCGTGGCCATCGACGGCGACCCCGTGGACGTGTTCCTGGGCCCCCACGGGCCCGAGGCCGCGCCCATGGTCTACGTCATCCACCAGAGCCAGAAGCACGGCCCGCACGACGACGAGCCGAAGTGCATGGTGGGCTTCACCGACGCCGTCACCGCCCTGGCGACCTACCGGCTGGCCTACGACAGCAAGCGCCCGAAGAACCTGGGCCTGACCGTCTGGCACTGGGCCGACTGGGCCGAGGCCATCCAGGAGCCACGGGCCCGCCTGGACCACGTCCAGGGCCGCGGGCTGGCGCTGTCCATGGCCGAGGTGCCCGAGGACTACAAGCAGCTCGAGGCACGCCTGCGCGTGGCCCGCACCGTGCGCAACCTCACCAAGGCCGACCAGCTGGAGCTGTTCAAGCGCGCCCGGGTCAAGGCGCACGCGCGCAAGACCCGCAAGGGCATCACCCAGGTCGAGGCCCACCAGCGCACCGTGAAGCGCGCCAGCCCGTCCCTGCGCGCCCTGGCCAAGCTGCGCCGCGCGCTCCTCGAGGAGGCCATCCCCAGCGTGAAGGACGTGGCCCGGAAGGCCGGCGCGTCCGATGCCGAGCTCCGCGGCTACGACGGCATGGGGCTGGCCCTGGATGCGCTGGCGGTCCACGCCTACCAGGAGGGCAAGACCGAGGGGGCCAAGCGCGCCCTGCGCGAGCACCTGCGCGCCATCGAGAACGACGGCCAGGCGACCGCCGCCGCCATCATCCGCCAGCGCACCGGCCTCACCAAGCGCCGGCAGGGCACCCACTGGCGCGAGGACGAGGGCGCACCCAAGCCTGGGGAGAAGGGCCACCGTCCGCGCCCGGTCATCGAGGGGGCATGGGACGACCGCGAGCTCGACGAGGTGGCCGACACCGTCACCGACAGCGCCCTGCGCTTCGTCTATGACCCTGAGTTCGCTCAGGCGATGCAGACACCTGCCGACGCCGACGAGCTGTGGACCCGCGCAGACATCCCGGACCTGCTGAGCGTCCCCCGGCGCGGCCCCGACGGCGAGCCCCTGCACCCGGAGGACCGGATCCAGCTGGCCCTGGACATCGCCAAGCTGGTCATGGAGACAGACCCCGAGCGCGCCAGCGGCGACTTCAACCCACCGGGCTACGACAAGATCCGGGTCACCGGAGCCGACGACCCCGGCACCGACGACCGGCACCCGCTGGCCATGCCGAAGTGGCTGATGCGCGCGATCGTCCAGGACGAGCTGACCGGGAAGACCCGGGGCCGCCTGGTCAACGTCTCGCGCGAGGTGGCCGCGGCCTTCGTCGAGCGCCACCACAGCAAGCTGCCCAAGCTCAACGAGCGCGGCATCATGTACGCCCTGGGCCTGATGCGGGGCGACCGGCTGGTAGCCGTGGCGACGGCCGGGACGCCGACCGGGCGCTGGGACCGAGGCGACGTGAAGCCCGAGGAGGTCCTGGAGCTCACCCGCGTGGCCAGCGACGGCACCACCCGCAACGCCGCCAGCCAGCTCACGGCACGCCTGATCAAGCTGCTGCCCACCAGCGGCCGCAAGCTGTTCGTCACCTACAGCTTCCTGGACGAGGCCGGAGCGACCTACAAGGCCCTGCGCCAGCTGGGGCTGCGTCCGACCGAGATCCGCCGCGGCAAGACCCAGGCCGAGGGGTCGGCCCGCGGAACGTCGGCAGCGGAGTGGCGCGAGCGCGCCGGCAAGCTGGGCGATGAGATCGCGAAGGTGACCGCTGAGATCCGCGCCAACATGACCGTGGGCGCGGGCGCGGAGCCTGGGAGTGCCACCCGCGGCAAGGTCCGATTCGAGACCACCGCAGCCGGGAGTGAGCGAGCAGAGCGGGTGCGAACCGCCCATCAGGCCGACAAGGCTCTAATAGCCCTTGAGGCCCGGCTCAAGCAGCTGACCGGCCTACGCGAGACGGCGATCGCCGCCTACCAGCGAGCGGAATCTGGCGCGGCCAGGCTCAAGGTCCGCTGGGAGGCCGGGCCCTACGCCGCCATGGGGAAGGAGCTGAGCGACAGCGACCTGGCCAAGCGCACCATCCACATGCCCACCCGCGGGCACTTCGAGATCCGCCCAGGCGCGAGCGCCGAGGACGCCCTGGAACTGATGGAGCGCGCCCGGTCGCACGACCATTTCCAGGGCAAGGGCGGGCTGATCGCTGGGCTCGAGGCCCACCTGGAGAGCTTGGCCAAGGCCAGCCAGCAGGGCCTCTTCGCGCAGGTCAAGGCCCACCTGCGGAAGACCAAGACCGGCATCACCCAGGTGAAGCAGCACCAGCGGAAGACGGATCCCGGCACCCCCAAGGGGCACGCCGTGCCCGGGATCGAGTTCGGGCCAGAGCACAGCTGGGACCTGGACCGGCCACACCTGACCATCCTGATGATGGGCATGGGCCGGGACTCCATCACCGAGCTGCTGCTGGTCAAAGAGGGCAAGCTCAAGAGCGAGGGCCGGATCCTCAAGCCCGAGGACATCGACGCCGTCACGTTCATCGACACCGGCGCGGAGTGGAAGCACACCTGGGACCAGGTCCCCAAGGTGCGGGCCCTGTGCGAGGAGATGGGGATCCGCTTCCTGGTGGCCCACAAGCCGCCGACCGCCCAGGCTGAAGCCCACAGCGAGCGCCTGATCGGCCTGCGGACGCGCAAGAAGGCCGCCATGGCCCGCATGAAGGAGGTGCAGGACACCGACCCCTTCACCTACGAGCGCCTGAAGGCCGAGGTGGCCGCGCTCAACAGGGACATCCAGACCGGGCACCCATGGCGGAAGGACCCACCGGAGAGCATCGAGGGCAAGGCGGCCAGCGGCTACTACCACAACCGCGTCGGCATCATGGAGGACTACGCTGAGAAGGGCATGATCGTCCGAATCTGCGACAAAGGCAGCTGCACGGCCAACCACAAGCTGGCGGCAGCGCGCCACCTGCTGAACGACCTGGCCCAGGAGCGCTTCGGTGTCGGCAACCGGGGCTGGTCTGCAGGCGTCAAGAAGGGCCAGCTGGGTCGGCACCGCATCCTGATCGGCATCGCGGCCGACGAGGCCACCCGGGCGATCGACATGGGCCGCCCCAAGTACGAGCGGGCGACCTACCCCCTGGTCGAGTCCAACGTGTCCAAGTTCGACGAGCAGGCCATCCTGGAGCGCCACGGCTTCGGCGACGTGCGCAAGAGCGGCTGTTTCATGTGCAAGTTCCAGCCGATCGGTTGGTACTGGGTGCTCCGCGAGAAGCACCCCAAGGCGTTCCAGCGCGTCGTCGAGTACGAGCAGAACGCCATGCAGGCGCACCCGCGGAACCCCAAGGCGATGCTGATCATGTACAACGCCGGGGTCCCCATCACGGAGGCCGTCGAGCAGTGGCGGGCGAAGAACCCGGAGGCGACCATCGCGGCCGTCATGCGGAAGGACTACGCGCGGCCCGCGGAGATCGACCTCAGCGCCAACACCGACACCCCGCTCACAAAGGCTGAGCGAACCCGGTTCGTTGTGCGCACCGAGGCTCAACCGCAAGCCGCGGGTGTGTTCGTCGAGGTCCTGGATCCGGTTGCCATCGGTGCCAGCGACAGCGACATCGTCAGCGGCCAGGTTTGGGAGCCTGGGGGCGGCTGGCGACCGGCTACTGTGTTGGCCCGCCACGCCGTGGAGCGACTGCTCACCCCCGAGGCCCTGCCTCACCTGGTGCTTCATGGTGGGACGTTCAGCACCGAGGCCGCACTGCACAAGGCTGACCAGCTCGCACTCTTCGACCCGCAAGCCCTCCGCGGAAAGGCGAAGCGCCAGGTCAAGACCTACGTCCGCAAGGGGCGACTGGTCCGCGAGCACCTGCGGGAGATGCCCCAGCGGCGAGCGAAACCAACGACCGCGAGATCCACGGACACCGAGCTGCTGCCCCTGGGCGAGTACGAGAGCATTCTGATCTCGTTCAGCGGCGGGAAGGACTCCATCGCGGCCACCTTCGCCACACTCGAGGAGTTGGACCGCCAGGGTGTGCCCCACGACAAGGTGGAGCTCTGGCACCAGAGCATCGACCCGCCCGACAAGCCGTTCATGGACTGGCCCGTCACTGAGGACTACTGCCGCGCCTTTGCAGAGGCGCTGGGCCTGCCCATTAGGTTCCAGGCTCGCAAAGGGGGGTTTGAGGGTGAGCTCACCAAACAGGACCGTCGGACCCACGGCGTGTCGTTCGACACCCCCGACGGCGTCCTGGAGGCAGGTGGTGGTGGCAAGGTGGCCAGCCGTGGGCGCTTCCCCCAGCAGTCCGCCAACCTGCAGACCCGCTGGTGCTCGGCCGTCCTGAAGATCGATGTCTTCGCCCTGGCCCTACGCAACGACCCGCGCTTCAAGAAGGGCGGCAAGGTCCTGGTGATCACCGGCGAGCGCGGCGAGGAGAGTCCAGGCCGTGACAAGTACGCCGACCTCGAGAAGCACCGGACGGCGTCGAACAGTCGGCGCGTGGACCACTGGAGACCCGTCCTGCGATGGACCGAGGCCGCGGTCTGGCTCAAGATGGCTGAGCGCGGCATCGTGCCGCACCCGGCCTACCAGGCTGGCTACGGTCGCGTCAGCTGCGCGGGCTGCATTTTCTCCGGCGACCGCGAGTGGGCCATCCTTCGGGAGTTGCTGCCCGCGCAGTTCGCCCGCATCGAAGCCCGTGAGCAAGAGCTCATTGGCACTATCGACCGAGCGGGGCGGACTGTCACTGAACGGGCTGATGCTGGCACCGCGAGCATCGACGTGGCGGCCTTGCGGCAGTACCGGACCCTGGTCCAGGCTCGAGACGTGCAGGCCCCACTGGTAGATCCTGCCAACTGGGTCCTGCCCGCTGGGGCCTTCAAACACACACCCGGCCCAACGTAGGGAACCCCATGCGCTTGTACATCCTGCTCAAAGCCCAGGCCCAGCTGGGCCTGTTCAGCTCGGCCACCAAGGGCCGCGTCAAGCAGCACCAGCGCGTGTCGAAGAAGACCGGCAAGGCGACCCAGGTGGTCGAGCACCAGCGCAAGAAGCGGCCGGCGAAGCCCAAGCCGGAGCCCGTGGCCCGCCCGGAGTCCGACGACCGCAGCGGGCGCAAGCGCTTTCACGATGCCGGCGAGAAGATCGAGGGGGCCCGCAAGCACACCTTCGACCGCGTCCACCGGGACAACCTGGAAGAGCTCGAGGGGCTGGGCCAGGTCAAGGCGCACCGCACGGTCACCAAGGCCAAGGTCATAGGTCCGTTCGACCACGTCAAGCAGCGGTCCCTGGGAGACACGGCCGGCGCAGCGTTCGCCAAGCAGCAGCTGCTCAAGATGATCGACGCCAAGCCGTCCAACAGCGTCGGCGACCGCCTGGCCTACGTCGAGGGCCTGGACTGGCTCGCGCACCAGCTCGACGGCATCCACACCGTGAGCGAGCTGAAGGAGTGGGTGGAGGACTGGAAGCTGATGGCCCAGGGCAAGGTCACCGGCAAGCCCATGAGCTCCACGGACCTGGTCGCAGAGCTGGGCCTGTCCGACGAGGACATCGACCCCGACGCCTACAGCTACAGCGGCGGGATCTACGTCGATCACCCCAGCGGCGAGACCGAGGAGGAGCACGTCAAGGCGTGGGTCTACCAGGGCAAGACCCTGCGCGAGGCCCACACCAACATCCGCCCCAAGAAGGCGAAAATCACCTACGACGCCCTGCGTCGCGCTGGGTACTCGGAGATCCGCCGGCTCTACAGCGGCGACGGCGAGCCCACCCAGTACCGGCTGGTCAAGAAGGACGACGCCATGCGCGCCACCTACCGCGGCTATGCCGACGCGATGGGGGCGCGGTTCACCAAGGGCGTCGTGCGGCTGACGCGCAGCAAGAGCGTTCCCGCGTTCCACGGCAAGGTCCTGCCCAAGGCCGGCACCATCGAGCGCGCGGACGACTGGAGCTGGGCCGACAAGAAGGCATCGACGGGCAAGGGCAAGAGCACGCGCTGGAAGCGCCACGTCGGAAAGGAGGTCAAGCGCAGGGGGCCGGAGATCACCGGCAAGGTGGACGAGGCCCGCATGCTGGGCGACTTCCACCTGCGCGCGGTGCAGTTCGGCAACTGGGTGAACGACGAGGACGCACGCGCCAACCTCAAGAACTGCCACGCGGCCCTGACCGACCTGGCCGAGATCATCGGCATCCCCACGCAGGCCATCGCTCACGGCAACCGACTGGGCCTGGCCTTTGGGGCCCGTGGCAGCGGCAACGCGTCGGCGCACTACGAGGGGTCTCAGCTCGCCATCAACCTCACCAAGACCAAGGGCGGGGGCTCCCTGGCCCATGAGTGGGGGCACTTCATGGACCACGTCCTGACCGGCACCGTCCGCGGCGTGGGCGACGTGGAGCTCAAGCAGGACGGCAACCGGCTGCGGGTTCACTTCCTGTCCCACTACGAGGGGCACCCGGCCGTGCCGCCCAAGGTGGCCGAGGCCGTGCGCAACGTCATGGCCTCGATCAAGCACGGCGACCCGAAGATGGTGGACATCGCCACCGAAGAGGCCGCGCTCAAGGCCGACTGGGACGAGTGGGGCGCGCGGGTCAGCAAGTTCAACGTCGCACCCCGACCCAAGACCCCTGCGGAGCGGGACAAGTTCGCGGCGGATCGCAAGGCCATCGTGCGGGCCCGGGACGAGCTGAAGCGCCGGCAGAAGGACCTGTCAGGCAAGCGGGCCGGCAAGTCCGATTACACGCGCCACGCGGAAGCCCTGGGCGACTACTGGGGCCGCCCCCACGAGATGTTCGCCAGGGCCTTTGAGTCGTTCGTGGAGGACGAGCTCGCCAACGCTGGGCGCGAGAACACCTACCTGGTGACGGGCACTCAGAAGCAGTACAGCGTGCAGCGCGCGAACATCAAGACGCCCCTCGAGCCGTACCCGCAAGGCGCGGAGCGGGCCCGCATCAACAAGGCAATGCGCGCGTTCTGCGACGCCCTGGCCGAGACCTCCGCGCTGCGGAAGGCCCTGGACGCCATCGCAGTGCAGTCCGCTCAGCGTGAGCAACAGCGAAGCGGGGCGACGGGCTGGGTGCCGCTGAACAAAGGACGCCCTGGGTTGGTCCTGGTGCCGTCGAAGTCCAACCCGCAGATCAAGCGCTGGCAGCGCCAGGGGGGCCCTGCGCCCTCTCAGCAGCGCCGCCGAGCTGCACGTCCCGACGCAAGGGCCGCTCGCCGAACGCGGCAGGAGCAGCCAGCGGCGAAGCCCCAGGCCCACGCTGGCGCATCCGCAACGGGCAAGGTCCACGACGAGCCCATGCCGAAGCTACCCGAGGGCTTCAACGACATGAGCAAGCGCGAGCGCGCGAAGCTCACCAGCGACTGGGGCCAGGTCCAGAAGGAGATGGACGCCCGCTACGAGCGCCCGACCATCGGCAGCGCCGCGGACGGCACGGCCTACCTGGAGAAGATGGCGAAGGACGGCTGGATCAGCCCGCACAACGTCGAGTGGGGCACGGTCTGCTTTGAGTCCCTGGGCCGGCAGCTGGAGGCCGCGGGGGCCTCTCCAGAGGACACCACCGAGCTGATGAGCATGGCTGCGCAGAAGCTCATTCACCAGGAGCACGAGAGCGTCCGCCGCACCCTGGGCGACCACGGCCTGCGCCACATCGGGCGCAACATCATGCAGATGGACTCCATCCTCGACGCCCTCGACGAGGGCGGGCTGGCCGCGGAGCCTGCCGAGCGGGCCGCTGCCGTCCTGGCCATGATCACCCACGACATGGGCTACACGATCCCCGCCATCGCCCGCGGCGGGTTCGATGTGAAGGACAACTACCACCCCAACGCCAGCATGGAGCTCTGGCGGACGGAGGTGGGCGAGAGCCACGCCCTGCAGCGCGTCCTGGGGTCCACCCTCACCAACAAGGCCGCGGGCTGGATTGTGTCGCACTCCAGCTCGCACATCGACTGGGAGCGCGACGGCGTCGGCACGGCCATCCGCCTGGCCGACAACACGCACCTGTTCGCGGACAAGATGCCAGAGGTGCTGTACAACCAGCCCCAGGCCGCTGAGCTCATGGCCAAGATCGCCATCGCCAAGAAGGAGGGCGTGGCCATCGACGGGCTCAAGGCCCAGCTGGTCGCGCACATTGAGCGCCGTACCGACATCGGCGAGCCCCAGAAGTCCGCGCTCAGGCAGGCCGCGGGCGAGATCTCCAAGCGCACCCCGAAGTTCCTGGCCTCGCGCCTGGCCGGTCGTGACGCCAAGTTCAGCTTCGACCGCGCCAGCCTCACCATGAAAGTGGACGTGGAGCGCAGCCCCCTGCGCGAGGCCATCGGCCAGACCTTCGGGGCCGACGCGAAAGACAAGCAGTTCATCAAGATGCTGGGCGACTTCGGGGTCAAGGCCGAGAGCGTTGAGGACCGCACCCGGCTCGAGGGCGACCGCGGGGCCATCGAGTTGGCCTGGGTGGACTCCAAGCCCCCGCCCAACGACATGGAGAAGAGCTACGCCGACGCCCTGGGTCGCGTCCAGAAGCAGTGGGGGCGCATCAGCCAGCGCGGAAAGAAGGGCCGCGACACGTACCGGTTCTTCCACGTCCTCAAGAAGGGCGTGCGCTTCACGTTCCTCCTGGATCTGGCGAAGGCCGTGGTTCGCAACAGGAACTACGAGGCCCGCCGTGGGCTTCGCCCGCCCGGCACCGGGTGGGAGCCCATCCCCCGCACCGCGCGGCGTGGCTGGCGGAAGCCCAAGGGCAAAGGCTTCGACTACTGGTATCCGCAGCTGGACAAGAAGCCGCAGAACGTGCGGGAGCACGCGGTGCGCCTGGCCAACGACCTTGGCGAGCTGCTACGCGCCGGCTGGGACCGGCTGGAGCACTCGGCCAAACACACGTTCGCGGAGTTCCCCGCGGCGGCCAAGGCCCTGACGCGGCTCGCGGGTGGTGAGACGTTGTCACGCGAGGACAAGATGAAGGTGCTGAGCGTTGGGATCACGCTTGGCCATGTAGCGCTGGCGCTGGTTTCAAAGGGCGCGGCCCCCGCCATCGCCAAGCTGGGCCAGAAGCTGCTGACCCACACGGTGGTGGAAGCGGTCTCCAGCCACCTGACGAAGGTGTACCTGGGCAAGGCGGGCCTGGAGCTGGTCGGCAAGGCCGTGGACCTGGTGAAGGCTGGGGAGCTGACGGCCGAACAGGCGAAGTTCACGCGCGGCATCGTGCAGGCCGTCGCGGACGAGCTGGTGCGCACGCAGCGTGCCCCATGAGTGGCCCCCGCTTCCTGGTCAAGGCCGACCAGCTCAACCTGTTCGGCGGCAAGACCACCGTGAAGGCCCACGTCCGCCGCACGCCGAAGAAGGCGACGCCGGTCAAGCAGCACACGCGCAAGCGCAAGCCGTCGAAGCCACGCACGTTCGCCCAGTCCTACTACCCACCGAAGCGGAAGGACCGGCCCACGCTCTGGGGAGCCAACGGGCCCGACGACAAGACCGTCAAGCAGTGCAGCTGGTGCGGCATCAGCGACACGCCCGGAGCCCAGCGCCCCAGCCCTGGCCACGAGAGCGTCACCTACCTGGGCCTGTCCGAGCGGACGCACTGCCCGACATGCCGGATCTCGCCCACCGACCCCCAGGCTGCGCTCGACGACATCCTGGAGCGCCTGGAGCGCACCGACCTCAAGGCGAAGCCACGCCGCGAGCTCGAGGCCGCCCGCGACCGCATGGAGGCCGCCAAGCGGCGCGAGGCCCCGACCAACGAGGAGTGGAGGGCCGCGCACTGGCTGCCCGACGGCGAGCCCACACACCCGGGCTGGGTGACGGGTGCCTACTGGGAGACCACGGGCACACCGTCACCGGAGAAGGGCTTCCTGCACCTGGTGCGGGGTCCCGACGACCCGGCCCGCATCAGCCGGAAGGAGCGGCAGGCCGCGAGCTCCACCAGCGCAGTGGACTGGCGCGCGGCGTTAAAGGACACGAAGGAGGGCTGGAAAGCCAGGATCCTCAAGGTCCTACATGAGGCCGACGCGCCGGGGCTGACGTTCAACGCCATCGTGCTGGCCATGACCGGTGGCAACTACACCGCCGACATGGTCCACATGACCGAGGCGACCCAGGCCCTATGGGGGCTGGTCGAGGCCCGCGTGCTCGCGCACAGCGCTACCCAGGTCCCGCTCTACTTCGCCCTGGTCCCCGAAGGCATCGAGCCCAAAGGGCCCGCCTGGAACAGCGTAGCCAACTGGCGGTTCGACCACTGCGGCAAACGCCACTACTGCGGCGCGAAGGGCCCGGCCGTCGAGGCGTGCGAACTCTGCGGCACCAAGGTCCACCGCCCGGAGCCCCAGAAGCCCGTGGCCCTGCACTGGGATGCGCCCTGGCCGCTGGAGCCCCCAGAGGCCCAGCTGACCCCGCAGCAGGAAGCCCTGGACGAGGACGACCGCCAGCGCCGGCTGATGGCCGGCGTGGACCCCGAACCGGGTGCCGTCCACGAACTTGGGCGGGTTCTGTGGGCCCTTGACCGAGCCATTGAGGAGACGGACGGCTACGGGCGGGACTGGCTTCGAAGCCTCCGAACCAACACCCGCGATGTGTGGAAGATCAACAAGCGCAAGGGGTTCGCCACTGACAACGTCAACAACGCCGTCCAGGATGTCCTGGGCGGGTTGGCGGCGAACACGCTGGCAGCAGCGTCGGGGCGGGGCGTCCACAAGAAGATGACGGCAGCCGCGGCGGCAGCGGCAATCCTCGCTCACCACATGAAGGGGGCGTCATGATCCGCTTCCTGCTCAAGAGCCAGCTGGGCCTCTTCGGCCCGCGCAAGGCCGAGGTCAAGGCCCACGTCCGCAAGACCACCAAGGGCGTCGTGCCCGTCCAGCAGCACCAGCGCCAGACCAAGGGGCGCAAGCCGCCCACGACCGTCCACCAGGCCATGAAGCGCGCCGGCAAGGCCATCGAGCAGGTCTACGGCGTCCCCTGGGGCCAGGTCGGGGCCTACCTCAACTTCTACGCGGCGTTCGGCACCAGCGGCCCCGATGCGGCCAAGCACGATGGCGGCCACGACCTGGTGCTCAAGCTCGAGGACAGCGGCCTGGTCCGCGCGCGGCGCGTCAGCGGCTGGGATCCGCAGGCCGACGGTGGCCCGGCCTACCGGATCGACAAGCAGGTGGGGACGGCGCAGCTCGACCTGAGCGACCCAGGCAGCTGGGAGGGGCGCATCCAGGGCCTGGTCGAGAGCCTGCTGCTGTCCGATGGCCGCCCCACTGTCCTCGAGCTCTACGCTGGTATGGGCGGGCTGGCCCATGGGGCGAAGCGCGCGGGCTTCCGCGTCGTGGGCATGGCCGAGCGCGACCCGCACGCGCTCAAGACCCTGGAGCTCAACAAGCAGGACGACCTGCTCGAGGGGCGCATCTACGACGTGGACCTGTCCAAGCCCCCGCCGTTCGCGCACCTGCGCGGGAAGGTGGACGTGGTCACCGGGGGGCCCCCGTGCCAGCCGTTCAGCCGGGGCGGCGATGCGGCTGGCCAGTTCGACAAGCGCGACGGGTGGCCCCACCTGCTGCGCGTCGTGGAGCAGGTCCAGCCTGGCTACGTCGTGGCCGAGAACGTCCGCGGGCTGATGGACACGAAGTTCCAGGGCTACCGCGACCTGATCCAGCAGGAGCTGGCCTACCGGCACTACGCGAGCAAGTGGGTGCGCGCGTCGGGGCCCGACTTCGGGGTGGCCCAGGACCGCGAGCGCGTGTTCCTGCTCGCGTGGCGCAAGGGCAGCGCCCCCTACCGCGAACCCGTCCACACCACGGAGTGGGACGCCCCAGACCTGGCCGATGTCATCGACGAGTGGGGCGAGATGCGCGCCGAGGAGATGCGGGCCCCGGTCCCCAGCGCCCTGACCGACAAGTGGCTCAAGAAGCACCCACCCAGCGACCCCGCGGCGAAGACCACCGCCTTCACCATGGTGGCCCGGCACGGGGCTGGGTCGGTCAACCTGGTCCGAGTCCCGGCCTACAAGGTGGGTGGTCCCGTCCTGGTAGACGACCGGGGTGAGAGCGGCATGGAGCAGGCCCTCGCCCGCGAGCTCGAGGCGCAGCTGGACCAGCCGGAGATCACCTACTTCGAAGCCGCGGCGCTGGTGGACCAGCAGGGAGGCGCGGCCGCGGTCTCCGCGCTCCTGGACAAGGTCATGGCCCGGCACGGCGACACATGGGGCCGCGGCGTCATCGACGGCACCATCACCCGCGTGGACGGCGACGCCGTGTGGTTGTCTTCGCCAGGCGCTGGCGAGCAGCGATTCGCCCGCCGGCACGTCTACCCCTACGCCCAGGACGTGAAGCGGATGCCCACGTCGATGATGGCGGCCGTGCAGGACTTCCCGCCGAACTACAAGGTCAGCGGGGGCCTGAACGCCCGGGGCCGCCAGATCGGCAACGCTGTGGCCCCCGGTATGGGCGCTGGCATCATGCTGGGGCTGCCCATCGCCCCCGAGCTGGTGGACCTGGAGATCTGATGAGCGACTGGAAGCCGCACTGGCGGCAGTGCAAGACCAGCGGCAACGCGATCTGGACCCTCAACTGCGACAAGCAGGGCGACGAGGTGCGCGTGCGCGTGCCCTGGTCGCGCCGGCACGACTCCGCGGGCTGGCCTCGAGGCGAGAAGTCCCGCGTGCGCTACCGCCATGAGGGGCGGGAGTACAGCGGCCTGCACGTCAGCAGCGGCGACGAGGGCATCACCGTGCTCAGCCACGACGGCAAGGTCCACCGCCTCAAGCACGGGCGCTATACCCACAGCGCCGGAGCGAAGCCCCAGGACCCCAAGGCGGCGACCGGCACGAAGCAGGACAAGGCGGCACCGACCGGCACGAAGCAGGACAAGGCGGCACCGACCAGCACGAAGCAGGACAAGGCGGCACCGACCGGCACGGACCTGCTCAAGGCCGCATGGGGCGAGCTGATCCTCCTGGTCAAGGGCGAAGACCCACCCACGGCCGAGCGCTTCCAGGACTCCAAGAAAGGCGCACAGAAGCCCTCCAAGCTCATCGACCGGGTGCGCGGGGCCGCTGCCCGGCAGGACGCCGCCAAAGCCAAGGGAGGCGGCGCGGAGGGCATCCCTGGGGCCAAGAAGGCCGCCCCGGACAAGTCCCGCGAGGTCAGCAAGGGCAAGGGCGGCAAGTACCCGGCGCTCAAGCCTGGCCAGCGCTGGATCACCGTCCACCCCAACGGCAGCGACGAGAAGGGTGTCCCGATCCTGCTGGACCCTGAGCCCGATGGGTCCTTCCGCGTGGTCGGTGGGGCTGGCGGCAAGCTGAACCACCTGATCCTGACCGGCGTGAAGTCCGAGTCCGAGTACAAGGCCAAGGCCAAGGCCAAGCGTGAGGCCAAGAAGGCCGCCGAGAAAGAGCGTCGGGCTGCGATGACCCCTGACGAGCGCAAGGCCGAGAGGGCCGAGAAGACCGCCCGGAAGCAGGCCGTCACCGCGGCTGAGCGCAAGTTCATCGACGACGTGCAGAACCGCATGGGCGGCGTCGACGACGAACTCCCGGAGGAGGAGCTGGACAAGCTGAGCCCCAGCGTGCGTCACAAGAAGGAGCGCAGCCACCACCGCAAGCGCCTGCGGCAGGCTCAGAAGCGCGTGCGCGAGGTCAGCGACCAGCTGGTCGAAGAGGGGATCCGCTCGCCCGAGATGGCCGAGGCCATCCGCAGCGCCCTGGACGAACGCCCCGAGGTCCTGGCAGAGGCCCAGGAGATGGCCCAGGAGGTCATGGACGCGGTCGCGGTCGAGAAGGCCGCGAGGGAGGCCAACCGCGCCAGCACCACGCGGCGCAAGCTCAACCCTGGCGTCAGTGCCCTGGTCGAGGCCGCCGAGGACGCCCTGGACAACCTGGAGAGCTTGGAGGGCGAACTCGGCGAAGTGCCCGAGGAGTCCGAGACCGTCACCGAGCTGCCCAGCGTGGCCACCAAGCAGGAGGCCAGGGCGCACATCGAGCAGGCCCGCCTACTGCAACAGATCGCGACCGGCGAGGCCGACATCACCGACGACGGTGTGCGCGAGGCCATGAAGGACGCTGGCGTCTACAGCCTGGACGACCTGGACGACGACGAGGTCCAGGACAACCTGCGCGCGGCCGCCGTGGCCGCGACCGACAGGGCGCTCACCAGCATGGCGCAATCCAGCCGATTCGAAGCGCTCGAGGGCGCTGGCGAGGTGGAGAAGGCCGAGCAGATCAAGGCTCACCGCGACACCATGCAGCGCATGGCGAAGGCCATGAAGGACGAGGTGGCCGCCACCGGGCTCAACGACCTGGAGAAGGTGCCAATCCGCCGCTACGAGCTCGCCGAACTGGTCGAGGTCATGCGGTCGGAGAAGTCCCTGCGACGCGAGAAGCAGGCGCTGGCCGGCACCGTGAAGGAGGCCGAGAAGGGCCAGTATCGGGACACCCGCAAGGCGTGGGACATGGAGGTCAAGGCCGTCGGCGGGGACGCCGCCCGGACCTACCAGGAAGAGCTGATCCGGCGCACGACCGAGAACCTGCTGGGGCTGGCCGCTCGCGGCGACAACAGCTTCCTGCAGAGCCACGCCAACGGTGCGTTCGATGGCCTGGCCGACATCCAGCTGGGCGCGGACGGGCACCGGCACCTGTCCCGCGACGTGGTCGATGCCGTTGGCCTGCGCAACAGCGCCCTGCTCACCCGCTACGCCCTGGAGAAGGGCGGCCACGACCGGCGCAAGGTGCTCAGGGCCCTGGAGGACACCCACGTCGAGCGCGTGATGTCCAAGGCGCAGGAGGCCATCAGGGCGGCCAACGAGTACGTCCCTGGGCTGTCTGAGACGGTCACCGACGTGGGCAGCATCGAGAAGGCTCTGCAGCTGGTGGATGCGCATGAGCGCCAGCTGGTGGAAGCTGAGCGCGCGGTCGGGGCCACCCTGGGCAGCCTGGAGGCCACCGCAGCGCTGGGCCAGGCGTTCCGCTCCAGCCGGATGCCCGACAGTCTGGACGTGTCCATCCCGGAGAACGAGAGCATCGAGACCGGGATCAGCTGGATGCACGCTGTGGGCCTGCGGCCGGGCGAATACCAGGTCAGCGAAGAGGACGGCGTCCGCAAGATCACCGTGGCGAAGGAGCACTGGGACAAGCTCCTGACGCCCGTGGACCAGGAGGCCGTGGACCGCCGCCGCACCGTCAACGCCATCAAAGCCGGGAAGGAGGACGAGGACGGCTGGATGCCCCAGGGCTTCGCCAAGCGGACCCCCACCAGCTTCAACATGCCGGCGAAGGAGGCCCCGCGCTTCTGGGAGCCCGTGGGTGGCGTGGACAGCCTCGAGGACCACATCGGGGCCCGTGTCGCCAGCGGCGAGGGCCTGGACAGCATCGCCCGCGACCTCATCAGCGCCGATGTCCTCAAGCAGGTGAGCGACCGCGACGGACACCTGGACAAGGTCCGGGACCTGCTGCCCCTGTACGACGACGAGGGCAAGCCGCGCCCCTTGTCCGAGCTGGGACCTCTGGCCGAGGGCTACGCCAGCGCCTACCTCAAGGGCCAGGGGCGCGAGGGCGAGGGCTACCACAGCCAGGACATCGGCGTGGACCGGCCCCAGACCCGTGAAGCCGTGTTCCGCACGTTGAGCAAGCACCCCGAGGCCGTGGCCGCGTTCAAGGGCATCAGCGACCTGACCGGCGACGAGCGGCGCGTGATCCGGTCGAAGTTCTACGACATGGCCGGGATCGACCCGAAGGTGCGCGTGGACGAGGGCAAGTTCAAGGCTGAGCTCGAGGCCCTGGGCCCGGAGCCATCGAAGACGGGTGGCACCCAGTCCCTCTTCGGAGGGGGCGGGCCATCCGCCGAGTGGCAGGACTACCAGCGCCAGGTGGACCAGCTGGTCAAGCGCTACCCGCGCGCGGGGCTGGCCGACGCCATGAAGCGCGCCACCACCGACGAGCAGAAGGCCGACCTGCTCAAGGCCGCCCGCGAGGCCCCCACGGCTTGGGCCCGCTACGTCCAGGCGCACGGCTCGCTGCCCAACGCCATCGCCAGCATTCAGGACGCGATGCGTGGCGAGTTCGTCGAGACCTACGTCTCGAACCAGAGCACCGTCGGCGAGCAGGGCCTGATCCGCGGCACCGCCAAGCTGACCGGCGACCAGGCACACGCCAAGTTCATGGCCAGCCCCGAAGAGCGGGCGGACATGCTGTCCAGCCTGCAGCGGACGCAGGCGCAGCTGCGCGGGCGCACCGCGGGCAAGTTCGCGGCCGAGGGCGAGGGCGCGGTCAGCGCGAAGTACCAGCGCCACCTGGAGGCCCAGGAGACCTACAGCGCCGCGCAGGCCGGTCTCTTCGGCATGGCCCCGCCCAAGCCCGAGAGCAAGCCGAAGGACATCAAGCTGGGGCACGGGGAGCGCTGGAGCATCGGCGCTCGAGCAGAGGCGCAGCTGGCCAGCGTGATCCAGACCGTGGGCTCCGGCGTCGAGGCCCGCGACAACTTCGAAGTGTTCCCCGCCAACATGGACGGCGACCGCATCGCGCAGCAGCGCGGCATCAAGGCGCTGATGGAGAGCAAGCGCATGGTGCTGGCCTGGGGCACCGGCTCCGGCAAGACACCCGGCTCCCTGGGGGCCTTCACCGAGGCCCACGCGCGCGGCGACACGAAGCACGGCCTGTTCAGCGTGCCCAGCGCGGGCGGCAAGATGGCCCGGCAGTTCCGAGGCGAGGCCCTGTCTTTCCTCGAGCCCGGCAAGTTCAGCGTCGTGACCAGCGAGGGCAAGAGCCACGAAGAGCGCCTGGCCCTGCTCACCAACCCCAACGACCTCACGATCATGACCCACCAGGCCACCCGCGACACGGTCCTGAAGGCCATGGCGGACAAGTACGCGGACGGCGACATCGCCCGGATGAAGCGCGACCTGATCAACACCGACCTGCAGACGACCGCGAAGTGGTGGGCCGATCTCCGCGAGGAGCTGGGAGTCCCCAAGTTCTTCACCGCGGTGGACGAGTTCCACGGCATCACCGACCGCGGCGAGCCCAGCGGGATCGCGGCCATCCACCAGATGATCAGCCACCCGCTGAACACCACCCACTGGGCCGGGTTGAGCGCCACGCCCATCAAGAACGAAGAGGCCGAGGTCTGGAGCACCGCGCAGCTCGTAGACCCGGACAAGTACAGCAGCCGCAACGAGTTCATGCGGACCTACGGTCACGACCTGGCCCATGGCTACGAGGGCATCCGCCGCGAGCTGAGCGACCGCGTCCACAGCGTGAAGATCAACCCAGCCGGCGTCGAGCGTCAGCGCTTTGAGAACCCCATGATCCAGGACGGCCGGAAGGTCGCCGGCCACCCCCAGGGGGTCGAGCTCCAGCCGGAGCACCGCAAGCTGGTGGACCAGGTCAAGGCCGACTTCAAGATGCTCAGCAGCGTGGTGAAGGAGGACCGCGAGCCCAACAGCGCCGAGGAGCGGGCGGCCCTCGAGCGCTTCGGAGGCGAGCGCGCCCTGCGCGCCCTGGGCACCGCGAAGGAGAACGCGATGCGCAAGGCGATCTACAGCGCACCACGGGAGCACAACACCATCCTGCGGTCCATGGCCGACGTGATCGAGCACGACGTGAACAACGGCAAGTGGGAGCTGCATGACAAGAAGGGCAAGCCGACCGGCGAGATGAAGACGGGCAAGCCGTCGATCATTTTCGTGGACCGTCACGCCGACGCGGACCTGATCACCGAAGAGCTCAAGGCCCGGGGCATCGAGTCCGCCTACTTGAGCGGGCGCAGCAACGCCGACGCCAACGACAAGAGCCTGCAGGCGTTCAAGAGCGGCCAGATCCCCACGCTGATCGTGTCCCCCGCTGGCGAGGCCGGGATCAACATCGCAGAGGGTCGAGCCACCCACCACTACGGCATCCCCATGACGGCGAAGAGCCACACCCAGCGCGAGGGCCGCGCCTACCGGCAGAAGGCCCGCGGCGACGTGGACGCGCACGACTGGTGGACGGCCACCGAGTTCGACCGCAACGCCCGCGCCCGCCTGCAGCGCAAGAGCAGCCTGGCCGACATTTTCGAGCAGCCGATCGGCAGCGCCGACGAGCAGGGCTTTGCCGCCCGCTACGCTGCGGAGCTCGCTGAGAAGCACGAGTCCACCGACCTCACCCACCTGGCCGCCTGATGAAGAAGAAGCTGCACGCCGCCGCCGCCGACATCGGGGCCAACCGCAAGGCCCTGCAGAAGGCCCGCCAGGACCTGGTCGCGCGAGCTCGCGCACAGCTCGACACGGTCCACGGCCCCATCGAAGCTGGAGCGAAGGCCCTGGACAAGGGCAAGGGTGGCGTCCTGCACCACCGCTACGTCCGCACGCGCTCCAACGAACGGGACCGCCTGCGCGCCGTCGTGGCCGAATACCCCAGCCCCGCCAAGGGCGAATGAGCCAGCCGCGACCCGCGACCCACCCGGTCACTTGCCCAACCTGTGGCGCTGACCTGTTCCGCGACAGCGAGGGCGAGACCACCATCAGGGCGCGCGTGCTGGTGCTGCGGGCTGGCGACGTGGTGGCCAAGTGCCCCAAAGGGAAGTGTCGCGGCGAGGCCGTTGTGCCCTTCCTGCAGGTCCAGGACACCCCGCCTGCCCGCCGGTTTGTGGTCCGCAGCGGGTTGACAGGCCGGAACCCGGGCTCATAGCTTGCCAACAGCGGCACGCGCGGCCCAGTCAACCACGAGGACCCGCGTGCAAGAAGACCTGCTGGATGCAGCCGTGAGTGAGGCCCTGGCCGCCGAGGCCCGCGACTTCCGCCTCTACGGCTCTGTCTCCCCGCTGCTGGAGAAGGCCGTGGTCACGGGCTACCGCCCCCGCCGACGGCTGGGTGGCTGGCTGGCCACGTTCGGGAAGATCGGACCCAACGGCGGCATCGTGCCCACCGTGGACCGCGACGGGCACGTCTTCGCGGCCGCGCGCCAGCTGGGCCTTGTGGACTGGTCGGCCTACCTCGAGAAGGGCCTGTGGAATGACCGGCACTTCGACGGGCTGATCCACAAGCCCGAGACCATCGTGGGCATCGCGGACACCCTGGAGTTCGCGGACGAGCACACCAGCCTGGGTCAGGCCCACCGCAAGGTCGGGTTTTTCACCACCGGGCACCTGTTCGACCGCGCCGACCCCCGCAGCTGGGAGGGCCTGGGACGCACGCCACGCCCCCACGAGCTCGCCAAGTCCGACGAATACTGGGAGCTGGCCCAGCTGTTGGACGGCACCCCCCGCGAGCTGGGGTTCAGCGCCCACGGCAAGATGGCCCTGGGTCAGGACGGGTGCAGCATCGCCTACGCGAAGATTTCGCAGTGCGCCATCGCCCAGCTTCCGAAGAACCCCGACGCCACGGTGCAGCTGCTCAGCAAGGCGTGCGCGGCCGGGCCGATCTCCGACCTGGCCAAGGCCGTCACCGCTGACAACCCGCTGGGACGCGCCATCGTCCCCGAGGACCTGGAGGCGACCCCGGATCGTTCCAGCAGCGAGCAGGAAGCCGTGCAGCGCATCCTGCAGCGCCTGATGGACCGCTACAACCTCTCCAAGGCTCAGGCGCAGCGCGCGCTGAACGCCTGGCTCCGCAAGAACCGACCCGCCAACATGGAGGCTTAGAGCCGCATGCCCACCGAAGATCAGACTCAGACCCCGCGCCTTGACTCGCTCATCACTGAGATGGAGGCCGCGGGACGCCGCGAAGACGACATCCTGCTCAACCTGGCCAAGGGCGTCCAGACCGGTTTCTCCGACCTCCGCGACCTGCTCAAGGGCGACGAGGAGGAGATGGACACGGACGACATGTCCGACGTGAACCAGATGGCCGGCGACGGTGGTGACGGCGACGCCGACAAGAAGGCCAACAAGAAGGCCAAGGGCATGGAGGGCGACGAGGACGACGAGGACGACGACACCGACGGCTCGCCTGGCTTCGACGACATGGAGAAGGGCTCCCTGGAGTTCGATGTCACCGAGTTCGTCCTGGGCCTGGACGAGAAGCTGTCCAAGCTGGACATGCTGGACGAGATGGACGCGCGCCTGGCAAAGGCCGAGAAGGACAACGCCGAGCTGCGCCAGCTGGTCGGCAAGTACATCGCGGCCGACATGGACGCGACCGAGATGTTGACCAAGGCGGTCGTCACCTCCGGCATGGGCATCGAGGCCATCCCGACCGGTCGCCAGCGCCCCGGCGCTCACCAGGTCCGCACCGCGCAGCTGCGCCACGCCGACGAGAACCAGCAGGGCAAGCCCCGCGCCACCGAGTTGCACGACTGCAACGTCCAGCAGCTGGCCAAGGCCCGGTCGGCCGAGCTGATCAGCGCCTCTGAGCTGCGGAGCTACCGCAAGACCGGTGCCTTCGACAACGAGGACAGCGTTCGCAACGCCGACCTGGTCAAGACCGTCAGCGCCATCAACTTCGACGACTGAGCCCCCACGGGGGCTTCGGCCCCTCCCTACACCAGCGCACGCGGCGACGGCCACCCCCTTCACTGACTTCCTGGGAGACCCCCCATGACCGCGCACATCAACTACCTCGAGCAGCTCGACCTGCTGGAGAAGGCCGTCGCCACCGACACGATCACCGCCATCGTCCCCGAGGACCTGGAGATCGAGGCCCACAACACCCTGTGGAACGAGTCCGAGCCCGGCGAGCTCACCCTGCTCAAGTACCTGCCCAGCGTCAACGCCACGCAGGTGAACCACGAGTACACCCGGATCACCGGCTTCGGTCGTGGCCACAAGCGCCGCAGCTACGGGTTCTTCGGCGAGAAGAGCCTCCCGCCCGAGAGCAACTTCAAGAGCCAGCGCGTCGTCAACGTCATCCGCCTGATGGGCGAGATCGGCCCGACGTTCCTGCTGGCCGCCTTGGAGAAGACCCAGCGGGCCCTTGGGACCACGGGCGCGGCCAACATCGAGGCCGTCGGTCTGCAGCGCGCCGTGCTGTGGCAGAAGAACCGCGCGCTCTACATGAGCGACACCCGCGACACGAACAGCGAGCTCCGGTACAAGGGCCTGTACCAGCTGATCGAGGAGGGCACCGACTCCACCGCCTCCGGTTTCTCCGGCGTCGGCGGCAAGGGCTCTCCCTTCGGCAGCCACATCATCGACATGCGGGGCGAGCCCCTGACCGTGGACACCGTCCGCGAGCGCATGGCTGAGAGCGCCATCCTGTTCGGGCAGATCAACTGCCTGTTCATGGACCCGCTGGTGCGCGCCGACTTCGAAGGCTCCATGGACAGCGCCCAGCGCCTGCCCCTGGCCATCCAGGCCCGCCCGTACATGCTCGGCCAGAACATCGGCGGCATCCAGACCAACGGCGGAACGGTCTACTTTGAGTCCGACAACACCCTGAGCGGCATCTACAGCCGCCCGCAGTACCAGGACGAGCGCGAGTCCGGTGGCCCCTCCACCCGGCCCACGGTCGCCGCGAGCGCGGTGGCCGGTGGCACCAGCGGCAACACCAGCCTCTGGAACAGCTCCTACGCGGGTGACGTGTACTACCAGGTCACCGAGGTGAAGGACGACCTGGAGAGCAAGGGCCAGCGCGCGCCGGCGACGGCCTCGACCTACCTGACGGTGGCGAGCGGCCAGGAGGTCCAGCTCGACATCACCCCCGGCGACCCCACGGTGGACAGCTTCCGGGTGTACCGCGGCACCGACTCCGACGCCTCGGACGAAGACGCCTGGTTCATCTACGAGGTGGCCAACGACGGCGGAGGCTCCACGGTCACCAGCTACGACTGGAACAAGTGGATCCCCAACACCACCTGGGCCTTCGGCCTGCGGGTCTTGAGCGCCAGCCAGCGCTCGCTGCAGAACGGCCAGGTCAACGCCTACTGGGCCGCGAAGGACAAGAGCGCCAGCTTCCTGCGCGCCGGTGAGAAGAAGGGCAACACCGTGGCCGTGGCCGAACTCGGTCCGAGCATGGGCATCATGGAGCTGGCCTCTGTGCTGGCCGAGGTGCGCCGCCCGCTGGTCTACAGCGCTCACTGCCCCCAGATCCGCAACCCCTGGCAGAACTTCTGCTTCACCAACGTGGGTCGCGCGGACTGATAGGACGGGAGGGGTAGCACCGGGGCACTTGTCCTGGGGCTACCCTTTCCCCCCCGTCAGACCTGCAGCCGGAGCACCGCCGTGATCATCACTCGACCCAACCCCCGCGGACGCGCGAGCGCCACCAGCATCATGCTGGGCGTCAGCGTCCTGTTCACCAGCACCCTGCTGGCCAACGGAGAGCGGACCCTGGTGGCCCACGTCCCCGACGAGCCCGAGGACAAGGCGAAGCGCGTTCGGTATCAGGCCGAGAAGATGGACTACCTCACGGTGTACTCCGACGAGGAGTGGGCGGCCTCTGGGCTGACCGAGGAGCCGCCTCTCTTCGTCGCCAACCCCCCCGCTGGCCCCCGGGCCGACAACATGCCCCCAGCCGCCACCGCCGACGAAGGGGCGATCGACATGCTGCGCCGCCAGGCCGTGATGCAGGGCTGGACCGCCGAGGACCTGGCCAGCTGGCCGACCAGCACCGCCGAGTTCAACGCCGAGTTCACCGCCGCTGGCTACTCCGACGAGTCCCAGATGCTGCTCAACACCCGCGGCGAGCGCACCGGCCTTCTCCTGGCAGAGATGGCCATGACCCAGCCCCCCGAGCTGTGGGCTGAGAACGCCGCGCACAGCTACCCCTGGGACGACTCCGACTGGAAGCGCCCTGGCGTCGGTGCGGCCTGGAAGACCCCCATGGTCCCGCCCAAGGCGCAGCCCGACGACGACGACACGAAGCTCGACCCCGACCCGACCCCGCCCGAACCGGGAACGATCGACGCCCCCAAGGCCGCGGGCACCATCACGGAGCTCGACCCCGACGACCCGAACGCATCGGGCGGCCTGGACGACCCGGGCGGCGTGGACACCGCGCTGCTGGTCGAGCACTGGGGCGACGACCTGGACGGCGTGGTCGAAGTGTTCAACGCCCACCGCACCGAGGGCGGGGATCCGCCGTCGATGTCGAAGCTCAACTACTGGCTGCCGAAGTCCGACCTGCCGCGCGCCCGCAAGGCCACATTCCCGGCGCTGGTCGCCTACGTGGCCTCTCTCCCCGTTCCCTGACCCCACCCACTGGAGGCCCTGACTCATGGCCGAACTGAACAACTCCGCTGCCATCGGCAACTTCCTCGTCCTCCCCGGCTACGACGACCTCGACAACGGCGACGAGGGCCGCGCCAGCAAGCTGTCCCGCTACGACAAGGTCGGTCCCGCCGTGGGCCATGACCGGATGCACGTCTACCCGGCGTCCTTCTACCAGATCGACATCTACATTTCCGCGCCGGTGGCCTCGACCACTGCGGACAGCTGCCGGCAGAAGGCTCCCTGGCCTCTCAAGGTGTGGGCTGCCGATCTGGGCTGCGAGTCCTCGGGCGGCTCCGCGGCCACCGTGGACCTCTACACCGACGACGGCACGACCGACGCCAGCATCCTGGACGCCGCGGAGGACGTTCACACCGCAGCCGGCGAGGCCGCGCGCGTGGCTCCCGAGGACGGCAGCGAGGACGTGGAGTACGACTCCGACATCTACATCAAGTGCGTGGCGACGGGTGGCACCGTCGAGGGGGCCCAGGCCCACCTGTACGTGCAGCGCCGCTGAGCGGGACCACCAACCGTTAGGCTGGGAGCGTCCGGGGGCAACCTCGGGCGCTCCTGCTGTATGGAGAGCCGATGCCTGGAACGACCTACCGCGACCTCGGGCTCAGCGTCCCCGTCACCGAGGCCGTGGATCCGAAGCTGTGGCGCGAGCGCTACGCCTGGGGGCTCCCTGTCGGCAAGGACCCGCACGACCCCAGCGACCCCTGCCGCAAGAAGCTCAAGGTGCTGTCTGGCTCCCTGCCCGACAAGGTCATCGGCTGGCACCTGCGCGCGGCGCTGAGCGAGCTCGAGGGCAAGCTGGGGCTGCCCCTGGCGTGCGAGCGCGTCCTGATGCCGGAGATCGACACGGGCGAAGTCAAGGGCGTGACCTACGACCGGGTCATGCCTCGGATGCCCTTCACCCGCGACCAACCCCAGAACTGGTTTCGCATCGACCTTCCCCCGGGCGTGATCAGCATCGAGCGCGTGCGCTTCTACTTCTACGGCGCGCTGGCCTGGGAGCTGAGCGAGGCCCAGAACAACATCGACCAGGTCAAGCTGGAGTGGGGCCGGCAGGGGATCGCCCACATCCTGCCGCTGAGCTTCCAGCACTGGATCGTGACCCAGGGCGGGGCCTTCTACTCCAACGTCTGGCACACCATCAACTACCACCGGACGCCGCTGCCCGATGCGTGGGCCGTGGACTTCACGCGCGGCCCGGTGTCCCGCCATGGGGGCGAGGCCGGCAAGCTCGAGGCCGTCCTGGTGGCCTGGTGCTACGCCCGCGCCGGCAAGACCCTGCTGAGCATGAGCGGCCTGGCGCAGTCCCAAGGGCTCACCAGCACGTCCATCAGTCTGGACGGCGTCAGCCGGTCGCTGTCCCTGCAGGCGTCCGCCATCTATGGGCTCAACAGCGCCCTGGAGAAGGCGCTCGAGGACAGCAACAAGTCCATCAACTGGAAGCAGATGCGGGCCTGGAAGCGCGGCATCCGGGTCAAGCCCTACGGGCACTGAGGCACAGCATGGCCAAGAACCTGAGCATCGAGATCTCGCTGGGCAACTTCGCGCGGCTCCCGCTGGATCCTGAGCTCTACGACGAGCTGATCGAGACCGAGGGGATCGAGGTCACCGTGCGCCGGGCCGTCCCCTGCCCCTGCGTCCGCATCGAGACCCTGCGCAGCCGCGTGCGGTGCCCCCACTGCAACGGCCTGCGCTGGACGTACCCGCGCGAACTCGAGCTCGAGCTGGTGGCCCTGGTGCTCAACCGCAGCCCCAAGCGGGTCCTGCAGGCCCCCGGCGAGATCGTGACCGGGACGGTCACCTGCACCTTCACCCGCGAGTACATCCCGGGCGCGGGCGACCTGGTGCTGCCCCAGAGAGAGCGGCACGTCGTCACGCAGACGCTGATCCACAAGGAGAACCAGCACCGCCTGGCCGCCCTACGCCAGCAGGAGCGCGCGCGCGCCGTCCCCCAGGAGCTACTGCCCAAGCCCGACGTGCCCGGCGACCGCCTGCTCTACAGCAACCCGCTCAGCATCGACTACGTCGCGTTCATCGACGGCGGCCGTCTGGTGTTGGGCAGGGACGGTGTCCACTGGCGTCTGGTGGACGGCTGTCTGGAGTGGACCGACCTGGCCGGGCTGCAGCCGGGAGACGCCTACAGCGTTCGCTACACCGCGCCCGCGGCGTACATGCTCAACCCCGGCGAACCGGTCGCCCGCGCTGGCGTGGATGGCTTCCTGCCGTACCGGTGCCAAGGGATGCGCCTGGACCGCTGGAGCAGCGTGGACCTGCTCGACAACCGGACGTGAAACCGCCAGCTCACCGCCAGGGGACCGCCAGCTCACCGCCAGCCCACCGCCAGGAGACGCCAGTGGGTCCACCGCGATTTCAACGCCATACGCCACGGGACCGACAGGGGACCGCCAGGGGACCGACAGGGGACCGCCAGGCCGCCGCCAGTCCGCCGCCAGTGGAGGTCTGATGCTGCTGCCCGCGCTGATCCAGATCCGCATGGACATCGACGGCGTGCCAGGCGAAGCCGAGAGCATGGACGGCTTCGAAGCCGCGCTGGAGACCGGTGCGTTCTACGGGGCCCAGTACATCCAGAGCGTGTGGATCGCCCTGACCCAGGCCGACGGCGTCACCGACACGGGCGAGTACCTGCGCCACCTGCGCGCGGAGGGGGCCATCCGGCGCGTGCGCCAGTCGGGCTTTCAGGGCGGCGAGGACGGCAACGACCGCTACGAGCTGGTGTTCGACATCAGCTGTGACGCTCCGCACGCGGCCATCGTGGAGTACGGCCACGGGGGCTTTCACCTGCCCGACCGGATCCAGTGGGGCGCGACCCCCAAGGTCAAGTTCACCGAGGACGGCCGCCCCTACATCAACATCCCGTTCCGGCACTACACGCCCGCCCAGGCCGGCGCGGGGTCCACCAACACGGCCAAGCGCCAGATGATGCCGATCCACATCCACAAAGAGGCCAAGCGCCTGGCCTTGCGGATCCGCCAGAACGCGGGCCACCAGTGGCACGGCAAGCCCGTGAAGAAAGGCCGCTACCGCGGCCGGAAGCGGCTGCGGGCCGTGGACAAGTACAGCTGGCAGGGCAGCAGCCCCTTGCGCCTGGACCGGTCTGACCCGCGGCGCTGGGTCCAGGGCGAGCACTCCGGCCCCCGGAGCAGCCTGTCCAACCCGCCGAAAGAGCAGCCTGGTTGGACCACGTCCAAGTACGACGGCATGTTCAAGACCGGCCCCAAGGGGCATGAATCGTACATGACCATCCGCACCATCACGCCCGACAGCGAGGGCTGGAATATCCCCGCCCAGCAGGGACGCTTCCTGGCCCAGAAGACGGTCGAGCGGATCCAGCGTCAGATGCACTACTTCGAAGAGGTGGTGCTCGCGGGCATCATGGAATCCCTCACCGGCGAGGTCCCCGAATGAGCACGCCCACAGGCCCCATCGGGGCTGGACACAACCTCAGCCCCGTCTTTCTGCTGCGTCAGCGGCTCATGGAGGAGCTGCTGGTGCTTGCCGGCGACGAACCCAGGCTCGATGAGCTGTTCGCGCGCAGCGACAACCTGCTGCAGGGGAGCCAGGACGCCCGGCCGAAGTCCCACCGCGTGAGCTACGTGGACGAGCTCAAGACCCACCTGAAGATCCTGGTCCAGGCCGGCGACGTGCCCGTGCGCCTGTCCCACCCGCAGGCCGACGCCAGGCTGCCCTGGATCTCGGTCATGCCCGAGCGTGGTGGCGAGGACCCTGGTGGGGCCGTCGCTGGCCAGCTGCTGGATCAGAAGCTCGAGGCCATCGGCCCGCTGCCCACGTCCGAGGAGTACATCGAGACGGGTGGCCAGGTGGCCCGTCGGCTGATCCGGCACCGCATCGAGGGCACGGAGTGGAATACGACCGTGTCGGTGGGCTGCTGGGCCACCAGCGGCGAAGAGGCTGAGCTGCTGGCGTCGGTGGTGCGCCACCTGGTCTTTCGCGTCCAGGGCCAGCTCGCGGACGCTGGCGTCTACGACATCGCCCTGAGCGAGTCGGGCTTTGAGCCAGACACCCGGATGCACCCCCGCACGATGTGGGTGCCCACGGTGCAGTGTCGGATCCGCTGGCAGTTCAAGCAGACACGCCGGCAGCGAGTCCCCTACGCGATCACGGTGGGTGCGGGGTCGTTCTCCAACTGACGGGCTATGCTCACCCAATGCACGGGGCGTCGGCCCGCGAACCCAACGAGGTCCCCCCATGCACGCGTCCACCTACTTCAGCCGCCTGCCTGCCCCCAAGGGCAAGCGTGCCGAGCGCACCCGCCGCTCTGCCGTGCGGTCTGTGCAGGCCGTCGAGGCCATCCACAGCAAGCGCCTCGACCTGCGCAAGGCTGAGTGGCCCGCGCTGCTCGACCGCCTGGCCGGGTTCAACGAGTCGGACTGGGCCGCGCTCAAGCGCAAGGGGTTCGACTACCTCCTCCCCCTCGTCCCGCCGCCTGAGCCGGAGTCCTGATGCCTGCGTTCACCGCCCCTGATGGGACCACCAAGTACGTCCCCCGCGTCTACAGCACCTTCGAAGTCATCGACCTGCTGCCCGGCGCGGTCCCCGCCTTTCACGTCCCCGTGCTTGTGGGCGATGCCGAGCGCGGCATCCCGTACAACTTCAACGACCTGAAGGAGAACCACGAACCCAACCGGCTGCCCCTGCAGCTGGCCAACACGTCCAGCCGCGTGGGCGACCTGTACGGCTACGACAGCGAGCTCTACGAGGCGATGCGCGTGGCCAAGCGGCACGGCCTGCCCACCACCTACGTCGTGGTCATCAACGCGCTGACACGCGCCAGCGTGATCGCTGAGAGCGGCACCGGCGCGGTGCAGGAGGCCAAGGTCTTCGCCCGCAGCTTCGGCACCGAGGGCGGCTGGCACAAGGTCGCTTTGGCCACCAACGTGCTCACCATCACGCCGACCAAGCACTTCACCCACATCACGGCCAACGTCGGGGCCTCCGACACCCGGATCACCGTGAAGGACAACAGCTGGTGCAGCGTCGGCCTGGCCGTCGAGGTGGGCGACAACGCCAACGCCAACGTGCCCCTCACCATCGTGGACTGGGGCACGGAGATCGACAGCAACAACCAGGAAACCTACTGGGTGGAGCTCAGCTCCGCGCCTGGCGCGCTGACCACCGCGCAGTACGCGGCGCTGGCGGCCTACGACAGCACGGCCCAGGAGGTCAGCCCGACCGCCAGCACCGGCCAGGACCTGGTGGACTGGCTGCGCGACACCAGCCAGATCCTGGACGTGGCGAAGGAAGGCACCTTCAGCGACGTGCTTTGGGATCCCATCGTCGGGGCGGCCCTGAAGGACCTGTCGGCCCTCACCCCAGTGGGGGGCACCAGCCCCGCCGGTACGGTCACCGAGCACGACGACTTCATCGGCGACCTGGACGCGTCCGTGTGGGACGACTTCGTCATGGACCAGGAGCAGGTCCCGCGGGCGTTCCACGTCGTGAGCTCCAGCAGCAGCATCCACAGCAGCTGGCGCGACTGGGCCATCAGCAAGCGCACCGAGGGCTACCCCATCTACGTGGTTGCCGGCGCGGCCTGGGGCGACGTGGTCCTGGACGCTGGCGACGACACCGATCCCAAGTTCCGAACGGGCAACCTGGACAGCCAGGACTTCGCGCTGGTCGTGGGCGGCTGGAACCGCGTAGGGGCCTACAAGAGCACCGCGACCGCGGTGTGGGCCATGCGCGTCGCTGGTGGCGTGGTCCACAACCTCACCAACGACCCGTTCCGCCTCGAGGGCGAGCCCGAGGTCAAGTGGGACGAGCGCAACAGCGGAGAGCTCACCGCGCTGCTGCGCGCCGGCTGCGTGACCTACAAGGCCGTCATCAGCAACGACGTGTTCTGGGGTGTGTCGCAGGGCCTGAGCACCCTGCAGCAGAACAGCAAGAGCTGGAACGCCGACACCAAGACCACCCCGCTGACCATGCAGCGCGACATCGCCGACGCCGTGGACGCCTACATGCGGACGGGCCTCGAGGTGTCCGCCATCGGGGCCGACGAGGTCAGCACCCTGACCGTGGGCGCAGAGCTTTCCACCCGCGGGGACCACATGGAGTTCATCGGTTGGGTTCAGCCTGGCAGCTTCGCTGTCACCGCCAACGGCCTGGATGCGTCAGGCAACGGCATCAACGCCAGCTACAGCGTGAAGCTGCCGCTGACCAACGACTTCATCGGTCTGACCGCTCAGATCGTCATCGGTTGAGGGATACACCATGGGCTACACCGACTTCCAGGGCAGCGAGGTCTACCCGTCCAAGCGGGCGGGCGCTTCGGTCGAGATCCTGCTGTTCGACGAGGCAGACCTCACGTCCCCCATCATCGGGGCGGCGTCTGGCCTGAGCTACAGCGACGACTACGAAAAGCCCCCGGTGGAGGAGGCCGGCAACGAGCTGGTCACCGAGCACACCGACGGGCGGCACAGCGGCTCCGGCAGCATCAACGCATTCTGGAGCCCCCAGTACAACGACGGGCTGCCCAGCCCCTCGGAGTTCATCGGCAAGCGGTACGTGATCGTCCAGCGCGTGGGCCCCAACTACCCGCAGGCCGGCACGGTGCTCAACGCCTTCACCAAGGTGGCCATCAGCCGCGTGGGCGGCTCGCAGGGCGCGCGCGGGAACATGACCCAGGACGTGGGCTTCAGCTACAAGAAGCGCTGGACCGGGGCCGAGTGGGCAGCCCGCACCGGCACGCTCTGATAGCGTCCCTGCACTACAGCGAGAGCCACCATGCCGAGCAAGCCGACCGACCCGAAGGGTCGCCCCCTCACCGTGTTCAAGGTCCGCCTGGGCGAGTCCGCCGACGCCCAGCCCCAGTGGTTGGGCGTGGACTGCAAGCCCACCACCGACGAGGCCCAAGCCGTCGAGTTTCGGATCTACGAGCGCCCCACCATCGGTGAGAGCACCCGCGTGGAGTTCGAAGTCCACGAACTGGCGGGTGGCCTGCCTGCGTACCTGGACATCCAGGTGGGCAGCTCCCGCACCCGTGAGGCCGCGGTGCGCCAGCTCAAGGCCGACCTGGGCCTGCCCGAGCTCGACGCCGAGGACCGCGACGGGCTCGCGCAGCAGGCCAAGCTCCTCGAGGCCGCCTGGGAGCAGTGGGACCACGCCCTCAAGCGGATGACCGTCCAGCTGCAGAACCAGGTCGAACGCCTCTGGTTCCTCGGTCGCTGGAAGATCTGCGGCTACCAGCACCCGGAGGGCTGGGAGGACCTGGCCAACCACCCCAACGCCGAGCCCTTCTACGTGTCCATCCTGATGGCCTACGGGCTGGCAAAGGCTGGGGCCGCGCCGGGAAAAGCGTAGCCGCTCGCGCCCTGCTGATGGCCGACCTCGAGGGACGGCCCGGCAAGGTGGACCCACCCTTGGTGGAGCATGCGCGAGCGGAGGCCAGGTCCATGCGCTCGATCTGGCGTCGGCACTACAACCTGCCCCCCAACGACCCGCGCTTCCTGTCGATGACCGACGACGAGCTGCAGTGGGACCTGCTCCAGATCGCCATCCACGCGACCGACGAGAAGCGGCAGATGGAGGCCGACCGCCAGACCGTGCTGGACCTGCAGAAGGACATGAAGGGCATCGCTGACATGGTGGACCGCTCCAACGACTTCACGCAGGCCAAGACCACGCAGAAGGCGTTGATGGCCGTACTGGGCCGAGAGAAGCCCGCCACGCGCATCGAGCGGATTACCCTGACCATGGACTAAGAGGCCCAATGGCTGGACCGGACAAGACTTCGACGATCCGCTTCCGCACCCTCGCGGAGATCGGGCAGCTACGCCAGTACACGGCAGCGATGCGCGAGTACCGCGGCGAGCTCGACCAGCTGACCCGTGTCGCTGAGCGCTACCAGGGCGTGGCAGGTGGCGGTGGTGGCGGTGGTGGTGGCGGTGCTCCTGGGGACGGGGCCGGGTCTGGTTCCCCCCCTCCGGTCGGGCCCGCACCAGGTGGTGGTGGTCAGGGGCCCGAGGGCGGCAAGCCCCCGCCCGTCCCCCCGCCTGCCCCTGGCGGTGGCGGTGGGAGCAAGCCCGGACTGGGCCAACGCATCGCCAGCGGCGCGATGTCCCTGGGCTTGAAGGGCGCGGCCATCGGTGCCGGCCTGGCGCTGGGTGGCGGCCTGCTCAGCTTCTTCACCGCGCGCGCCAACCACTTCATGCAGCTGTCCAGCGTCATGGCGCAGCTCAACCGGCGCTTCCGCGAGGGAGAGGGCGCGGTCCACGGGTGGGGCAGCGCGATGGCGTTCACCGTGGGGCAGACCGCCCAGATGATGGAGCTGATGGGCTCCAACGTGAACGACCCGACCAAGGCCCAGTTCCAGAGCTTCGCGGGCATCCAACGCAACTACGGGTTGGGGGGCGACGCCATCGGCGGCCTGAGCTCCATCGAGAAGTACACCCACGGCAGCAGCCCAGGGCTGGGTGTGGACCGCACCGGCTTGGCCCAGATCATCGGCCGAGCTGTCACCACCGGCATGGACGGCGGACGCCTGGCCGAGCACATCCGCACCATCGCGTCGGTCAGCGAGGAGACGTTTCGGCGCACGGGCAAGTCGTCGGTCACCGGCGCGCTGGCCACGACGGCCATCCCTGGCCTGATCTTCGGGCCGGGCGACGAACGGGGCAGGGGCCAGATGGGCGTGGAGTTCATGGCCCGCCTGAACGCGGGCGCGGACAACCCCGCCATGCAGACCCTGCTGATGCGCGCCATGGGCTACGGGCAGCCTGGTGGTCCTGGCTACATCGGTATGCGGATGCAGTCCGAGGCCGGGTTCTACGGCGAGGCCGGCGTCCAGAACCTGGGCTACCTGCACCAGGAGTTCTCTGCACGCGGCGCGGACAAACAGTACGCGTTCCGCGCGCTTGAGACCACCATGCCTGGGTTGCGGGCGCACGAGCTGGACAAGCTCGCCGCGTTCCTGACCAACCCCGAGATGCAGCCCATGCTGGACAAGCTGTCCGGGGTCGAGGACCTGGACGCGTTCTACGGCGGACTGAGTCAGAAGGAGCGCGCCGCGTTCGACGAGAGCGGGTTCGCCGGCATGGCCGGGCTGGCTGGTCGAGCGGGTGCCGGCGACTGGCGACAGGTCCAGATGGAGGGCCTGTCCATGCGCTACGGGCCCGCCATGGCTGAGACGCTGATGAAGCTGACCGACACGGCGGATCAGACCCTGCAGGCGTTCCAGAAGCTGACGGGCGTGGACTGGGGCACCATGCTGGTCAAGCTGGTCAGCGCCATCAACCGGCTCTCACGCGCGCTGAACAAGTGGGGCGACAAGGGCAGCCTGAACGATCAGTACGGCGGTGGCCTGTACGGCGAGATCGCAACAGACACGAAGAGAAACTGGGACGCATCCATGCGCGGTGAGACGGGCTACGGCCCGGCCATGGCTGGCGCTGCCCAGATCATCCAGGTCAGCCCCCAGGGCAAGATCCTGCTGATGGCCCTCGAGCAGGCTGGCTTCGACGGGCTGTTCAGCGACACGACGGCCGGGCGCTACCAAGAGCAGTACGTGGGCGGCAGTGATGGCGAGTGACCCGGGCCACCAGCGCGGTCAGGCCAAGGTTGTGGCCTGGGTAGGCGACGACGGGGCCGACAAGATCGACCTGAGCGCCGAGGTGGTCTCGTTCACCGTCGCGCGCGACATCCGCCAGCCCACGGCGTCTTTCTCGTTGACCCTTCTGCCCCGGCAGGGGGGCGTGGGGGATCAGACCCCGTCGGACATCCGGCGCACGGCCGAGCTCTACAAGCGGCTCAGGGCCAACACGGTGGTCGCCATCGGCTTTGAGCAGCACGGCGGCATCATGGCGGGTTTAGTCGGCAAGCGGAACAAGCAGGTGCGCATGAGCGGGCCCCAAGCCGGCTACGGGCTGACCATCACCGGCAAGTGCATCGGCAAGGGCCTGGTCAACGACCACGTCGTGCTGCCCATCCTGGGCGGGCCCGGCTTCGACAAGTGGGTCACGGCCGTGCGCGCGGCCTTCGGCGAGGGCCACCCGCTGGAGTCCATGATCTTCCGGCTCATGGGCCCCGAGGTGCCCGACGAGACCGCGACAAGCGGCGTCACCAGGTCCTGGGTCGGCGTCCGGGTCCAGGACGTGGTGGACTACCTCCTGGAGGAGGCCACGACCATGCGCGTGCCTCTGCTGTCCAAGCTCCTGGGCGGCGACGGGCGACTGTCCGACTACATCGAGACTGAGGACACCGTCACCACCTGGCACGACGACCGGGTCTACAACGAGGGGATGCAGTCCGCCAGCGGCTCTGTCATGGGGCTGATCTCGCAGATCCTCGACCGGGACTTCTACGAGATCCGCGTGGACTACATCCCATCGGAGGACCGTGAGCTCCCGCGCGCCGTGCTCATCGTGAGGCCCAAGCCCTTTGACGAGGAGCTGATGAAGCGGGCCCCGGTCACCACCAGCCCCGGGAACAGCTGGGAGGACATGCGCTGTTTGGTGACGGGCGAGCCGTTCCACACCATCGAGCTCAACGACGTGATCCAGGCCAACCTGGGCGTGGCCGACGACGAGGGCTACGCGCTGTTCGTCGCCCAATCGCGGCGCTCCCTGATCGGCAACCCGTCCGAGTTCCAGAACCGCCTGGGCTACCCGCTGCTCGACCTGTGGGCGGCCCGGAAGTTCGGCCTGCAGGCGTACAACACCAGCCTGAACCTGGTGGGCAGCAACACCGAGCTGCAGCGCGAGAGCCCCAGCGAGTACGACCGCATCCTGGGCGAGGAGGTGGCCGACGCGCGCAACCGCCTGTTCAACTGGTACGGCCCGCTCAGCGAGCTCGAGGCTGGCAACGTGGTGGTGCGAGGGCGCGACCACTACCGCGTGGGCGACAAGGTCCGCCTGCCGTGGTCAGACGCCCCCCGCGGGGACAGCCGGGGCCTCGACTACTACACGCTGGGCGTCACGCACCAGTGGACCTTCGGCAACCCCTACCTCTGCACGCTGGCGCTGGCGCGCGGGCACAACGCGGAGATGACCCAGGACTGGCTGCAGGAGGTCAACGACGCGGTCCCCGACGTGCCCGGGTCCTACGTGGACATCAGCATCCTGGACGGTGCGCCGCCGAACCCCGATGCGCTGGGCAGTGACATCACGTTCCGAACCACGGCCGCAGACATCACCCGACCGGGCAAGTTCGGCGAGAACAGCTGATGGACCAGGGCGTCACCAAGCAAAAGCCCAAGGGCTACCGCGGTCCCCGCATGGGCCGCCTCGAGCAGGGCAGCGGCCGGCGTGTGTTCCTGCGTGGGACGAACGGCGACCGGATCCCGTTGGACCAGGTCTCCTTCATGGTGGGCACATGGGGCGGGGGCACCGAGGGCGTCAGCAAGCTCCCTCGACCGTGGCAGTTCACGCGCACCGGCGAGGTCAAGGTCGCTGGCGACCTGCTGGTCTACGACAAGGTGGACGGGCGCGTGGTGGTCATGGGCGCGGTCCAACAGACCAGCAGCGCCGACGACCAGGTCGGCCGGGTCCTGAGCGACGTGGCCGACGCCGACGCCCTGTTCCTCAAGCTCAAGCCCGCCGCGGGCGGCGAGGTTCGGATCTCGGCGGGCCACACCACCAAGACCCCAGGCCAGCCCGCGACCGCTGGTGTCCTCGAGGTGGCCGCCACCCATCAGCTGCGACTGCTCCTGGCCAGCAACCTGGACCAGCTGGCCGCCGCTCTGCGGGTGGACCTGAGCGACAGCACCGCCAAGGTCTCAGCCGGTGGGCCCGTGTTCCGCCTGATGACCTCGACCGGCCTCACCGCGCTGGCACTGGGCCTGGCCGAGGTCCTGGCGTTCATGTCCGCGATGGGCGTGGCCGGGCCCAACCTGTCCACGTTCGTCACCGCGGCGCAGCTCCCGGACGCGACAAACCCGTACCTGACCCAGAAACTGGAGAGCGAGTAGATGGCGGTCGATCCCATCGAGGTCCGAGACGAGATGGACGCCCAGATGGCTGATGCCGTGGGGTCGGACTACGCGGATCCCACGCGCGCCGCGTTCAAGACCGGGCTGCTGCTGGCCCTGGCCAAGGTCGTGGACCTGGTCCTGGACGGGGGCACCGGTCTCACCAAGGTGTGGGACGCCTTCGGTGGTGGCGGTGGCACCAGCGACCACGCCGGCCTGACGAACCTGGAGTGGGGCGACAGCGCGCACCGAGGCGACGAGGCCATTGTGCCCGCGACAAAGCTGGCTGGCTTCAACGCCGACGGCGACCCGGTGCTGGCGGACCTGGTTGGTGCGCCGGGCCCGCAGGGCGACCCAGGGCCGACCGGAGCGACTGGGCCCCAGGGCGACCCGGGGGCTACGGGCGCGACAGGGGCCACAGGGCCCACAGGGCCCACAGGGCCAGCTGGCGCGGACGGGGCGGACGGGGTCAGCGCTGGCGATCTGCCCATGGTCCAACTCGTGCGGACCACGGTCCAGGCCGGGTTCACCGGCACAGCTCAGACCGTACTCTGGGACGGCACGGCCGACATCATCGACGCCAGCGACTTCACCTATGCCAGCGGCACCGGGCTGATCACCATCCTGAACACCGGCAGGATCCGCGTGGACCTGGACCTGACCTTCGAGAACAGCAGCGGCGTCGGCCGCTCAGACGTGGCGTCGTACATCGAGATCAACAGCGTGGAGGTGCCCGGGACGCGCCGTCGCTACTACTGCCGCCAGGCCGACCACGGGGCGAGCGCGGCGGTCTCCGGCCGCATCATCAGCGTGACCGCGAACGACGTGCTGCGCGTGCGCGGTGTGCGCTCTCTTGGCGCGGGCACAATCCGAACCACTGCCGACGGGTGCCACCTAAACATCCAGGCCCTGGGAGCGTAGATGCCCGCGACCGTCAACAACACCGGCCAACTGAACCTGCTGCTGTTCGAAGTGGTCCGGGTCCGCCGCACCTTCACCCCGCAAGGCGCGGCCACCGCGCTGGTCAACACCATCGCGCTCCACCCCCTGGTGATCAGCCCCAACAACTGGCGCTGGACGGACACGTCCAGGTCCACCGTCATGGAGACCGGTGGCGACCGAACCGTCCACACCAAGGCCGGTCGCGCCCTGCGCATGGGCCGCTTCGCTGGCTCCTTCGGCGTGGCGTCCGCTGGCCTGGGTCCGTACATCGGGACGGGCGAGATCCGCCGACAGCGCTTCTACAACGAGGTGGTCCGCCTGAGCGATGCACTGACCAAGCACGCGGTCGAGGAGGCCATCAACCTGCTCAGCGGCAGCCCCCAGATCAGCTTCCTGCTGGCCGACTACAACGAGGACACCGACCTCTTCGCCATCAACCTCTACGACCTGTGGCACCAGCTGGCCTTTGAGGTCCAGATCCAGAGCTTTGAGTTCATCCGCACGGCCAAGAGCGCCGACGGGCGCAGCGACTACAACCTGCTGGTGAAAGAGGCCGGGCCGCTGGTGCAGGCGGGCGGGTTCCAGGCCGTGCTGTCGAAGCTGATGTCTGGCCTGGTCGCGTGGGACACCGCCAACGAGCTGGTCAAGGGGACCACCCTCGAGGACACGCTCAACGCGCACGCAAACGCGCTGGGCGTCGGCATCGGCGAGCTCGCGGACACGTCTCAGGCTGTGGCTGGCCAGGTCGATGCCGCCACCCGCCTGTTCAGCGGGGACACCCGCGGCAGCTTCGCCAGCGTGGCGGCCAACGAGGGGATCAGCAACCTGCTGGGCAACGCCAAGCGTGCGGTCCAGGGCATGGAGGACGTGGCCGGTGTCCTGCGCCGGCAGGGCGTCTCTGCGGCCGACTTCACCGGAACCCCGCCAGACCCGACCCCGCGCGTGCGGTCTGACGGGGCCATCGTGGTGCCCGACGGCACGGACGACATCGCCGAGCTCCGCGCGTTCGACGAGCTCAGCGCGTTCTTGGACGTGCGGGACGCCATGGCCCAGCAGGACAGCATGGGGCGGCTGTTCGGCATGTCCGACGCCGAGTTCAGCGAGTACCTGAGCGGGGGCTCCACCAAGGGGCACCGGCGACCCGAGATCGCGGGCAGCTCCGAGTACGTGGTGCTGCTGTCGGACACCCCGGCGGGGCTCCAGCGCGCCTTTGGTGTGCCCTTTGAGCGGATCGTGGAGGCCAACCAGAAGACCCCGGACGAGCTGCTGCGGCCTGGCACCACGATCGACATCCCCGTGCGCCGGTCCAGCGGCCCCCAGTCCATCGACGGCCTGCCCACCTTCGACAGCCACATCGGCAAGACCGCGTGGGGGCGCGACCTCAGCACAGACTTCGACGTGGACGAGCAGGGCGACCTGGCCGTCGTCAGCGAGGACGACGTGCTCACGCAGGGCGCGGCCCTGTTGATCGCTGACATCGAGGCCGAGCTCCTGCGGACGACCCAGGGCTACGGCGACCTCATCCGCACCCGCTTCCTGAGCGCCCGCGTGAGCACCGAGCTGACCACGGACCCACGCATCCAGGCCGTCACCCAGATCGACCTGCTCGAGGACGGCGGTGGGGGCGTGGGGCTGTCTGTGACCCTGCGAGCCATCAACGGCGTCACGCTGCGGACGGGCGGCCCCTGACCCAGGTCCGGTGGTTCACTACCTTCGTGCGCCTTATCCTACGCGAGGAGTTCACCAATGGCCGTGCCCCCCGTCCTTCAGGACCGCGACACCCTCGCACAGCGCTTCATCCGCACCACGATGGCCTACTGCGACCAGCTGACCTGGTATGGGCGCAACAGCCTGACCCGGGCGCTGGCGTTCGCGGCCGCGGGCGTGGCCGAGATCGGGCAACAGCTCTACGTGGCTCTGCTGCGCCGCACGACCCTGCTGGGCGCTCAGGGCGAGTTCCTGAGCCAGGTGATGCAGGAGCACGGCGTCGAGCGGCTGAAGACCAGCAACGCCAAGCTGCTGCTGGTGGTGAAGCCCGAGACCACCACCGTGACCGCGGTCACCACCGGAGCCACCGACCTGATCGAGGTGGAGGACAGCGGCGGCTTCGACGTGGGCATGGACATGGTGATCCGCAGCGCCGACGGGTCCGACAGCGAGGCAACCGGGGCCATCATCGCCATCACCAGCGGCACCGGCCCCAACAGCGGCGACGAACTCGAGGTGGCCACCCTCACCAACAGCTACAGCCCAGGGTCGGAGAACGTCGAGGTCCTGGCCCGCATCACCCTGGCCGCGGACACGCTGGTCAACACCGAGGACGGCGTGCAGTTCGGCCTGACCGAGTCGGTGACCACCGGGGCCGCCAACCCGGTCCTGAGCGGCGAGGGCAGCGCTGTGGGCCTCCTGGACCGCGTTTGGTGCGAGGCCGTGTCCGCTGGCTCCAGCGGCAACGTGCAGGCATACAGCGTCACCGACCTGGCCATCGGCGTGGACGGCATCGCTGCCGTGTACAACCCCGAACCAGCGACGGGCGGCGAGGACGTGGAGGCCGACTACGCGGGCCGGCGACGGGCGGCCCAGTGGGGCGCGGCCGCATCGCAGGAGACCGAGCTCTGGTTGGGTGCCATCGCCAACGCGGCCGACGAGCGGGTGCTGCGTGCCATCCGCGACAGCGACACCAGCGTGGCGCGGACCATGAAGGCCAAGGTCCTACAGCGCAACGGGTCATCGTTCACCGCGGCCGAGCTCACCGCCATCGAGGAGTACTTGGAAGCGCGCACGCGGGCGGGCCTCGAGGTCAGCCTGTCCAACGTCTCGCTGACCAGCGTCGAGATCGAGGCCGAGATCACCCTGGCCCCCGGCTTCACCCTCCAGGAGGTCTACCGCTCGATGGCCTCGCGCCTGGCCACCTACCTGGACTGGCGGCGCTGGACCTTCGGCAACGACGTGGAGGAGGCCGACCTGATTGTGCTGGTCCGCCAGACCACCGGCGTGCAGTCCCTGACCACCGAGACCTTCACCCCGTTGGCCGATGTCGGCGTGGCGGACGACAGCTTGCCCGTGCTGGCCCGCCTGTCCCTGACCGACACCGCGACCGGCGATGTCATCAACGCGACCCTGACCACCAGCTTCGCCACCAGCTGAGCACCGTGGAGCCCCATGACGGCGCGTGACTTCAACCTGGCCTACTGGCACTCGGACGAGGGCGTCGAGCCCGACGACGCCAGCCTGCAGGCCCCCTGGACGCTGACCGACACCGCCAGCGCGCCCCCGACGTACACCCTGGCCAAGGGCGTGGTGCTCAACTGCGCCAGCGGAGACCAGCACTACAGCCGGCCCCTGGTGCCCAGCGAGGCCACCAGCGGGGTCAAGCGCGGCCGGGACAGCTTCTATCTGCAGTTCCAGGTCCAGGTCCTGACCGAGGCCAGCGGGCGGCTGGTGGTCCACATGGACGACCGTGAGCGCTACGCGGCCGTGCGGCTGGACAAGCAGACCGGGGCCTTTGAGTGGGTGGACAGCTCCGGCACCACCATCAAGACCATCAGCCTGACCTGGCCGTACCTGGCCGACGCCGTCATCTACCTGTTTAAGCGCGCGCGCAGCGTGTTTGAGCTGTGGGTCAACGGACAGCTGATCTCCCAGCTGGCCTATGCCCGGGGCGAGGCATCGACGGCGCTCACATCGACGGCCGGCGTTGGGTGGTTCGGTTGCACGACCGCGTCGGCGGCGCGCGTGGACGCCCTCGAGCTGAGCATCAACACCACGCTGCCGCACGACTTCCGCTATCAGCGCGTGGTCCTGAACCTGCCCGCGCTGGTCCAGCAGCGCCTGAACGCCCGGCACCGGGCCGTCATCCGGTCGATGCTGGGGCTGTTCGAAGCCGGCCTGGACGGCATGACCTCCTACCAGGACCAGCGCAACGCCCTGCGCCTGCCCCTGGAGGACGCGCTCGAGGCCCACGGCGAGGTCCTGCCCAGCGACGAGGACGACCGCTTCACAGAGAGCGGCACGGTGTCCATCGTGCGCGAGTGGGTGCGCCTGGACGGCACCACGGCCCGCATCGAGGCCACGCCCGACGTGGACTTCATCGACCAGGGCGGGATGGCCTGCAGCTTCACCGTGCGCGTGCGCCGGCCCTCCCCGACCCCGGACAACGCGGGCCGGTTGCTGATCGTGCGCATGGACACCGAGGACAAGCGCCCTGGCGCTACCCTGTACGAGGCTGGCGGCCTGGGCACCGATCAGTGGGCGTGGGTCATCGACGACGACGGCATCGACCCGTCCGGGGCCGTGCCCGTGGTCCCGCTGGGCGAGACCTGGCCGGTCAACCCGTTCAGCGAGCACCGCGTCAGCCTGGTGTGCCTGCGGCCCGACACCCTGCTGCTGATCGTGGACGGGGCCATCGTGGACCGCGTGGCCTACTCCGCGCTGAGCAAGTCGAGCTCTACGACCCGGATCCGCATCCAGACGCCGGCAACGGTCGCCAACGGGCTGGTCGAGCTGCGCGACATCAAGATCGAGACGTGGCGCGCGGACCTGGCCACCCGCACGCTGCTGCTGCGCTGGCTGGGGCAGCACAACGTGCCCAGTGGGGGCTGTGAGCGCTCCGACGAGATGGAGCTGGTGCAGAACAACCGGGCGGGCGTCATGGGCCTGCGCGGCACCGAGGCCGGCATCCTGGCCGAGCTCAAGCGCATGGCCTGCGAGAACGACGAAGTGGACGTGGTCCAGGAGACCGACCAGCTGGGGTGGTTCCTGAACGTCAGCTTTCCCACGGTCACGCCCGTGTTCCTGAACGTGCAGGGCTCCCTGGCGCGGATCTACGTCGAGTTCCCGATCACCGGCCTGGAGAGCTTCACCTACCAGCAGCTGGCCGACTGGGTCGCGATGCACCTGGTGCCCCTGTCCACGCTGGAGCTGCAGTACGAAGTGGGCCTGGTCTCCTACATGACGGGCAGCAGCTCCGTCGTCGGCAGCGACACGCGCCTGACCGTGAAGGACACCACCGGCTTCGAAGTCGGCGACGGCGTCACCGTGCGCAACGCCGCGAACACCACCTACGAGAACGTCACCGTCACCCAGGTGGTCAGCAGCACCCAACTCGACGTATAGCAGACCGTCGCAACCTGGGTGTCTGGCGACGTGGTACGCAAGACGCTCGCTACTTCCTGAGAGGGCCCCATGTCCGACTCCCCTGGCCTCAAGTACATCGACGAGCTGCGCATCGGCTTCGACGAGCTCGCCTGGCTGCAGTCCTTCAACGACGACGAGGTCAAGGCCGCCCGGCTGGCTGGTAGCCGCACCACGGGCCTGGTGTGCGACGTGGAACCCGGTGGCCGACTGGGTGGGCGCTGGGCGCTCGAGGACGACGGGAGCGGCACCGTGGCGTTCCTGGGCGAGACCGTGCCCCAGATGCTGGTGGACGAAGACGGCAGCGCGGCCGTGTGGGATCCCGCGGAGTTTGAGAGCAACCTGCCGGCGGTGCCCGACGACGCGGTCTGGTACACGCTGGTCTGCCGCATCAAGCTGTCCGAGTACGCGCGCGGCACCATCGACTTCACGACCGGCAGCGCGGCCCTGGCCGGCACAGACACCCGGCTGACCCGACACAGCGGGGCGACGAGCGGCGGGGACAACGGCGGGCTGGGCACCAAGATCCGGGTCGAGGCCGCGGACAGCGCCAACGGCAACGATGGCGACTACCAGCTGGACACCATCACCGACGACACCAACGCCACGATGACCAGCAACGCCCTGGGAACCACCGAGACCGGCGTGCCCTACAAGGTGATCGGCAGCTTCTTTGCCGCCACCCCCAGCGCCGCCGAGATCCACCTGCGCCCGGTCGTCGAGTTCGAACTGGTCACCCGGACCCGGACCCCCGCGGCCGGTGACCTGGTCCTGGCGGACGTGATGTATGACACCGGCAGCAGCGCCGACGTGCAGATCATCGACCGCCGTCTCCAGAACGTGTGGCGGCCCATGGTCCCGTCGGAGGGCCAGCAGGGCCTCATGCTCGCGCACCGCTTCCGCCTGCAGACCAAGGCGTCTGGTGCCAGCTGGACCATCCAGCCCGACATCGACGAGCTCTACACGACCGGCGCTGGCACCATGGGCCAGTCCGCGGCGGCCTTGAACCAGGACGGGGCCCACGCCCTGGTGTGGGACCGCGGGGGCACCATCTACAGCGCGGAGGTGAACCGCAACCGGGGCCAGCTCACCGCGCCGGCCAGCTTCGGCGGGGGCACGGCCCCGTGCGTGGTGAGGTCTCCGCGACGCGACGCGACCAGCGGAGAGCTCGAGATGCTGATGTTCTACGTCAGCGCCAACGCGATCTGGATGTCGATCAGCACCGACAGCGGCGCGACCTGGGGCGCGGGGGCCAAGAAGTTCGACCCCACCAACGTGGACGCGCTGGACACCGCCAACGACCCCTGCGCCGTGTTCCTGCCCAACGGGCGGCTGGTCGTGGCCTGCAGCTACTTCGACAACAGCGCCGGCACCAACACCATCGTGAGCTTCTACAGCGACGACTACGGCGACAACTTCGTCGTCAACGGCGACGCTGGATACGCCCTGGTCACCACCGACGGCAACGTGGATCCCGCGCTTTGGGTGGCTCCGGGCGGCAACCTGCTGGTCCTGGTCTGCGAGGGCGCGTTCAACGGCCTGAGCATTTTCTGGGGACTCGGCAGCGACGCCGACGGCATCACCGCCCTGGGCAGCGCGACCGGCCTGACCATCCTGGGCGGCTTGTCCTACGCCGATTTCGGCATCGCCACCGACGTTCACCTGGACCCCAGCATCATCGGCGATGCGCAGGGCAACCTGGCCATCGTGGCAGGCGCAAAGGAGACCCTGTCCAACGACAGCTGGCTGACCGTGTTCCACGTCAGCATCACCGAGACCCGCGACACCGACGGGTCACTGGTCGGCCGCCTGGACTACGGGCTGGCCGAGGACCTGGTGGAGATCGACAGCGGCGGCAACAGCATGGAGGCCCTACCGGTCGTGCTGCTCAACGTGGACGGCACCGTGACCATCTACAGCGCGTGGGACGACACCAACGCCGGGACCACCACCACACTGGCGGCTGCGCGCATGAGCGCCGTGAAGACGGCCGCGCCCGTGCTGGCAGACCTGGACCACAACTACAGCTGAGGCTACTGTCCATGGGCAGCACCGGCTGCTACAACGAGCTCGACGGAGACACCATGCGACACCTTGCCCTCGCCCTCTCCCTCGCTTCCGCCCTGGTGGCCTGCAGCGAGCCCTACAGCGTCCCGGACGCCGACGACCTCACCGTCACGCTGGAGATGCCGCAGACGCCCACCGGCACCGGCTGGGGGGCCATCTACCGCACCGGCTACGCCGCGACGGACACCGGCGACTGCGCCGCGCACGTTGGGCCGGTCTCCCGGGCCCGGCTACTGCTCGACAGCACCGAGTGGTGGCCCGCCGCCGACGGCAGCCAGACCCCGTGGGCCGTGGCCACCAACGAGTGCGTTGTCCTCTTCGCCCACCACGCGGAGCCGGGGTTCAGTTCCGGCGTCTGGTGTACGGGCGGACAACCCATCTACGCCGACGGCAGCGTGGGCGTGGTCCTGCCCAGCATCCAGTGCGGGCCGCTCCTGGATCCGGCGCTGTGAGCCCGGCGCTGCTGCGGTAGCATCCCAGCGGTTGAGACTAACCAGAGGGCCGGCGCTGCCAATTCGGGTGGCGTCGGCTTTTCTACGTGGCGATGGCCGTCACCAGCCCGCCTTCCCGACCGCGCGATCGACGGCCGCCTGCAGCATGACCAGCCTGGACGCCACCGATTCGTCGATGCGCCCCACGGCCTTGATCTCCCATTCGCGCTTGCCAGGGACCTTGCGGATCCAGACCTCGGTCTCAGCCAGGCGCATGTCCTCGAGCGTGCCCTTGAGCAGCCTGGGGTGCCCGCGGCCCCCGGACATGAACGCGACCACGGTCGGGACCGTCACAAGCTCGCGGCAGGGCACCAGGTCGCTCAGCATCAGCTCGCGGTTCCGCGGCATGGCTGCGCCTCGGACGTTGTCCCGGGTCAGGCGTAGGAGCATCACGCTGGCCCCCTCTGTTTGTCGGTCGTCATCGGCTCGTCGCTCCCCAATGGGCAATCCACACGGCTTCGGCTGCGTCGGCGACCCCACTGTACTCCGCTGCGTGCAGCTTGCCCTTCCGGGCCCGGCCTTGCGCGCGCTCGAGGACGGGGACCAGCAGACCAGGCCAGAGCGCTTCGCACCCGTCGTAGGCCATGCGCTTCCACACGATCCCGACCGCGTGCTGCGGCTTGTAGTTCCCCGTACAGGTCGGGCACCAGTTGGGACGGCGACGCAAGTGGGCCAGGTCACGGCACTTGTAGGTGTGCCCGCACTTCACGTAGCGGATGATGACGGCCAGTCCTGCGCGGCTGTCTACCTCGACCTTGTCGGCCGGCACGAAGGGGCCCGGCATCAGCATCCGCATGGCCCCCTTCTTGGTCGGCTTGCGGTAGTCCAGGCCGTGGGCGTTGGCGGTCTGCAGGAAGCGGCTGCGCCAGCTGGACACGCCCGCCTTGCGGACCGCGACCACCACGTCCGGGCCGTAGACCTCCCGCAGCATCAGCTCGATGCGCAGCGACGCCTGAGCAGCGGACCAGCCCAGCCGCCAGGCTATTAGCCCGTCGTTGCCGCGCGCCATGGTGAACGTGTGCTGCTCGATTGCGATCACGAACGCCGGGTTTGCAAGATCCGGCGACTTGTCGAGCGCTTCAATTTCAAGGGCTTGGCGGATCGCCACCACCAGCTTGTCCATGTCCCTTAACTCCGCCCCTGCCGCCACGGGGACCTGCTCGACTGCCAGGGCCCACCCCACCCAGGTGGTGGACGGGTCAACACCGATGACGACGGGGCGGCTCATGCTTCTGTGGGCGTGGTCAGGGTCAGACATCGGCGTTCCTCTTCTTGATGGGGTTGCGGCTCATTTCGTCAGCTCCAGAAGCTCGCGGGCGATGTCGATGGCGGGCACGTCGGGCCGCGCGCGGCGGATGCCCCGGGCCGACCTCACGGGGTCACCGGCGGTGGCCTGCACCAGGTGCGGGCGCTTGTGTCCCGGCTTCAACCAGCAGCGCCGGCCGTCTACTGGGTGGGTGCCCTCGCACCGCGGGTAGGAGGGCGCTGGCGCGTCAGCGTCTACGGTGGGTTGGTTCATGGTGCAATCTCCTGGAGCCCGACCTCGAGCTCGCTGGTGAAGTGACGGAGGACCAAGCGGGCATGCTTCACCCGCTCCGCTGGGCGGTAGTTGATGCGCAGGTACTCGCCGACGACGACCAGCCCCTCCGCAGTGGCGTAGAACAGCAGGTTGGTGGCCGTCTGGTCTGAGGTGTCTCCCTCCGGCGGCAGGGCCCCCACGCCCTCCCAGAAGCGCGCCAGGGCCGCCTGCGCGCCCCGGTGCGCGATGGCGTAGGGGCTCTCGCGATGCCAGCCGACGCGGGCCCACAGCATGAGGACCGAGCGCGTGAGCCACCAGCGCGTGGCGCGCGCCCAGCCCCAGCCCCGCGCGCGGATCAGCTTGGCGGACCCCAGGGGCTCAACCAGCAGCGGGCGCAGGCGAACCTGTACATCCATGTTCATGCCAGGCGCGATCTGGAGCCGAACCCACCCCATCAGAACAACCCGGGCGAGGAGGTCGCCCTCAAGGTCTCCATCGAGCAGCGCTCCCCAGACGGCGATCAGTCTTGGTCATGGTTCCCCCAAATGGTGCCAAGCGTTGCGCCAACCTGGGCGCTCTCGCAAAAGTGAGGCGCATGTCTTTGGGACGAGCGCATCCGGCGCGATGTAGATCCTTGGCGGCTTTCCTGCCTCGATCGCGATGAACACGTACACCTCACACCGGTGCTTTGTGGCGATACGCCATGTCCACTGCATTCCGTGACCATAGTCACGGCCTGTCGCCATCTTCACGTCGACCGTTCGGCCGTTGATTCTCAGGTCCCACGGGGAGTTACGCCGCTCTGCACGGATGACATTATGCCCCCGCGACTCAGCCATTTCGGCGAACCACACCTCCCACTCCCACCCGCGACGGGAGTCGTGCATCGCGCGAGCCAGGCCGAGTTTGTCAGCCCACCCATCGAAACCAAGGGTTCGCGAAATCTTGGAGGTTAACGGGCCGTCGCCGCATTGAAGAATCTCATTCCGAGTGGGCATTCGCTGAAGCCCGAGAGAGGCGACTACCCGCCGCACTCTCTCCTCAACCAATTCATCTGTCCATCGAGTGCGACGCGCCATTGGTGGCTCCTCGTTAGAACTAACCGCATCATCTATAGGATGGCGCAGTACTCAAGTCCAGTTGGGATCGCGGTCATAGACCACGCTGTGCACGACACCAGAAACGCAAACGGTAGGTCAGCCAACCCCGCCGCCGCCATCCTGCTGGTCTCGGAGCTCGCTTGCCTCTGCGGACATGCGTGGGTTCACGCCTCCCCCAGGGCCCGCAGCATGGCCTCCCGCGTGTTGGCACCCCAGCGGCCGTCGGCGGCCAGGCCCTGCTTGCGCTGGAAGTTCACCAGCGCGGCCCTGGTCTTGGGCCCGAACGTGCCATCGACCGTGAGCTCGTAGCCCAGGGAGTTCAGGCCGATCTGGCGCTGCCGCCAGGTTTCCAAGCTGATCACGGCCTTGGCGATGCCGAGCTGGGTGTGCGCGTTGAGCGCGCGCACGATGGCGGACAGCGTCCCCCCCGGGCAGGCCGGCTTGCCGAAGTGGTGGTGCGCGGCCAGGCGCGGCGCGCGGTCCTGGGCAGCCGCCAGCACCGGCTCGATGGCCCGCACCCAGAGCCCGATGGCGACCTCGAGCTGCGACACCGTCGGCTCGACCCCCTCGGGGTTGTGTTCGCTGGCGAAGTTGCCCATGAAGAGCACGCCCAGGTAGTCGCTGTTCTCGTCGCCGCGCGTGTACCGGTCGCCCTGCGACCACGTCCGCACGTCCCAGTCCCAGCACAACCAGATGCCGCCTTCCGGGTCCACGACCAGCCAGTAGGCGATGCCCGGGGCCCCGCCGTCCTTCAGGTGACTGTCCGGGCCGCAGTGGTAGCGCGCGATGCGCTGCACGGCCTGCCACCACTCGTTCCGCTCATGCTCATGGTCGCGGCCTGTTTGGACAGACGTGCGCGTCGGGGTCGCGGCCTGGTGGTGGTAGCAGGCCCCGCGGGGCTTGTTGCGGCGTTGGCCGTACTTGCGGGTCGCGTGGACCGGCAGGTGGCCCCGCACGTCGTGGAACGCGACGCCGAGCTCCGCGGCCAGTGCCTTGAGGGCTTCGATCAGCTGCTTGTTCATGGGGATCTCCAAGGGGTCAGGGACCGCCGACAGTGCGGACGGTAGTGCGGACGGTAGTGCGGCAGAAGTGCGGACATAAGTGCAGACATTTTTCGGCCAAGTAGCCGGAATCACTCAGGGTGGGTG